TGAATAAAAGCCTAAGTCTATAAGCTTCTTCTCAAGGAATATCATTAAACGTAATGTGTAGTCGGTATCCTGGCAACCGTATTCACATAACATGTTAAGAGGTTTCTTATCCCATGGTAACTTATCAAAACCTTTATCTGATTCATAGTTTGCTGACTCAGGTAAATAAATACTTACCATCTCCTTCAAACCATGAGGACGTTCTTCGTTTAGTACATACTTAGCTAGCATACCATCTAACATAGTACCTCTATAGTATATATCATACTTCTGGTTTATCTGATCATCGAATTTAGCATTCCATGCAACTTTAGTAATTTCTGGGTTTTCTATTACCTCTCTACCAAAGTGTTTAAGTTCTCTTTTCCACTTCCAGTTCTTACCACAGTACTTTTTAGTTTCTGGGTGATCTAAGGGTATAGAACATCCAAAGCCTGGCATGAAACTTACTGAAAGGATAGTTGGTTTGAAATCTTTACGATATAACCCTTTAGCATTCGTTTCATAGTCTATACAGGCATAACCAGTACGCTTACATGATTCTATAAGAGTATCTAGCTCTTGCCTATTTTTAATAATATGATACCTTGTTCTTTCCATACGAATTTACAGTTAAAAAGGAGATACCGTTAATTTAACAGTACCTCCTCAAATAATTTATTCACAGTTCACCAAATCATACATCAGTTCATCTACTGAAGTTTTTAGAAAATGCCAATCTCTCTTGTAACAGTGGAGGGAGTCTATGGTATGGAATAAGAAACCTGGCTTTACACCAACTCTCTTAGAGATGTAAATCATCATACACCATGCCAAGAATACGTCATCACCAAAGTGACCAACGAAATCTGAACTGCGTTGATGGTATACCAGGTTCAATTGTTTACCCATACCACAATCTCTGATTAGTAGATCGTAGTACATTGAGCAAGGTATACGGGCATCACCACAGTAATGTTTTGTATCACTACCAGTAAAGATTGGTATGATAGCCTTACGAGTATCTGGGTCATTCTTTAACAGTTCTACAACCTCATCTAGAACAGTACCATTAGTTGATGTACCATTCTTTCTGTTAAATCTCTCTGCATAGGTATAATCAAACTTCATACCCTGTTCAGTTTTAACCAAGAATTCTTCCCACATACCTGGGTTAAGTTCCCAAGCCTTACCTGGGTTAAGTTGTTCGCCTGAGATTCGTTCAGCAAACTCAGCCTCTGCCCATTTCTCAGTCTTAGTATATATGAAAAGGAACTCTGGATCTGGGAGAGCTGTAAGACAGTACTGTTTACAAATCTCTTCCTTAGTTACCATATCTCCATTCTGAGATATGTCTTTGTTCTGATAAGTTTTTGGCTTATTTAATAAACCCATTTCCCATAAGTCTCTGCCCATCTCAGACATTAACTCTCTTGCGTTATCGTATATTCTCATTTGTTATTAATTTATTATAATATTAAAGTTTTTACTTATGCTTTAGAAGCTGACTTTCTTCTAAGAAGCTTACGCTTATAAGCCTTTCGTTGAGAGAAGGTTATGCAATTCTCTGGATATTCTATGGTATCATCACCAAGGTTTAAGTCTTTTGCCAGTAGAGGTTTATACTCATACAGGTCTGGACGAATTACCTTGAATGATCTTAAGAATACCTTGAACTTAGAAAATTCTTCAGGAGATCCTTTCATGAACTTCTTATAAACTTCCTTTACTCTCTTGTACCAAGGAGATTCCTTATCATAACCTTTGTATATCTGTTTAAACGGCTTATGAGCTACATACATTAGAAGAGTCTCAACGTTACCATACATCTGAGTAGCAAATACATTTATCTGTACTGCCTGATCTTTTCCGTATACATACTCTGCCATACGCTGAACTAATAGGAAATCAAAGATCAACCTCTTAGTTATTTCAGAAGCTCTAAGAATAATAGTTATTACTGGAATATCTTCCTGGAATCTTTTACTAAAAGTAGCTGCTAGAAGACACTGCTTACCATTATTATGAGAGTTGTTAAATAGGTAACTTATATTATAATTCTGATTATAAGTTGACCTCTTTACATTAAGCTGAGACTTAATCAAATCCAACTGATTGAAGTCAATGTAGTTATTCAGTAATACTGTCCACTTAGCTTCTGTGTAATTAAAGTGACGACCATAATCGAATTCTGGGTCTACCCAAGCTCTACGTATCTTTATAAATACATTGTAGCATACTGCTACTCCTGCATTTGCCACTGCTCCCTTTGAGAACAATAGAGGGTCTAAAGTTAAAAAACCCTCATTCAACTTTTCCCATGCTTCTTGAGAAGTAGCAAACTCTACAGCATGACAAGTTTCTTCTGAGTTTAACTTTAGACCTTCAAGTGGCTTATTCCAACCACCCATATTATGCCTTAGCCTTTTTTAAGGCTTTAGCAGCCTGTTGTTCTTTACGCTGAAGCTCCTGGTACTGTCGAGCTTCTAATTTACGTTTCTGTACTGGACCTAATTTCTTTTTCATAACTTAATGATATTAATAATTACTAGCCTGTCTGAAGCAATTAACCTTATGTTTCTTAAAGAAGAGTACATAGAAAGTTTCTGGTGTGAATCCCATAACCTTCAAGTAACCACAGTAGTATATGAAAGCCTTTACTATTTGCTCTTGGTAACGTAAGCCATCGGTTAATTCCTGAGACTGCTTCCAAGTTTTATTCTTTAAGAAGTTTCTACCAATGTTCAAATGATAGCATACTTTCCAAAGCATGTGATCCTCTGTAGAATGTAACTCTCGAGTTGTAAACCTAAAGCCTGGAATGTAGCTTAGTACGTGTTCTACATCCTTACCACGATCACTAAGCATATCCTTAGTTACCAGGTTAAACAGGTTAAGAGTTGGTTCTACATAGCCCTCACTCTGCAATATGAAAGCTCCAAGTTTGAATAGATCATCCAAATTCTCTACTGAATCATCAGTCTCTTTAAGGATACGTTGATTAATATACTCGTATATATCACTTGGACCAACATTTGCATAGATAAACAACTCAGTGAAGAAAGCAAAAGCATCTGCCTGTTCCTCATTAGAATTCTGCAAATGATTTATTAACATCTCAAACTGTTCTGATGTAAGTAAATCAATGTTCCAACCTACTGATTCTGCTATCTTTATAGCCTCTTCGGTTGATTCGTAGCCTTCAGCAGTTTCCTCTATAACTCTAGCAGAAAAATCCTTCAGTACTACTTGACCTTGTTCTGAGTTGATACTGATTGGATAGTTTGGTAGATTCTTCTCAATCTTACCAATGTAACCTTCCATCAGTCTTTTCTGTAACTCAAAAATCTTTTCTAAGAAGAGGTCAAAGATGACCTCTTCTGGTGCTTCTTTAATTGTACGTATATCCATTACTTCTTGTCTTTAGCCTTGTTATTGCCTGACCCCATGCCTTTGTTACCTCGTGTACCCCAACTGCTAGCCTCTGATTCGAATTCCTCGTTAGAGATCTCCTCTGGGTTAGTAAGGTATACTGGAGTATGTATCATCTGTACCAAAGCTTCTCCAACCTTTAACTGTACATGATGAGTAGATGTGTTATATACACATAGATGGTACTCTCCAGTATAAGGTGAATCACATACCTGAGCAGTAAAGATAAGCCCTTGTTTTGAGCCTCTGCCAGACTTATTTGCAACGATAAGAGCAGACTCTTTTGGTTCAAGTAATACTCGAATACCACTTGGGATATTGATACGAGTATTTGGTGCCAGGAAGATGTCTCTTACTAAACCATTACTAAATGATAAGGCTACATGATCACTGAATTTAGCATGTTCACCAAATGCAAGGTGTGGGTTCTTCTCTGATAATATTTGCAGAGTTAAATCGTTTGGGATGTAGAAATCTATTCCTGCATCACCCTCATTGTTCCTGGTTGGTGAATGTACATCACGAACCTTAGTAAATCTAATTCTTTCCATTTGTAATATGTTATTAAATGATGTATTAGCCTTCCATCTCCTTATATATCTTACGGATAAGCTTTGTTGGTACTTCGAATTTTTCGCTGGCCTTCTGAATGCACTCTTTACGACTATCGCCCTTTCTCTTACGAGCTCGTAGGTATTTCTTAATACCAGGTACATCCTCAAGTACGTCTAAGTCTTTATACTTATTTTCCTCTTCTAGCTCTTTACGAGTCTTATTTAAGAGTTGGCTCATTCTATAAGCACATAACTCAGAGTCACCGCATAGTTTACATTCTTTGGTACTTAAGTCATAACCTTTACCAAAGCATGGGTCTCCATTACTACCTATTGAAGATAGATCTATGGGCTGTAATGGGTCATGTTTACTGAGGTCAGGTAATGACTTCTTACCTTTCTTTTTCTTTTCCTTAGCCATTTTATTATAATTAATAAGTTTATATCTAATAGTAACTACCTGCAAACTTAGTACTCTCTAATGTCTAGTCCAATCTTTTTAGCTTTTACCATCTTACTCGAGGTTGAATTCAAGTCTCCGGTAAATAAAACCTTTGCTTCCTTAAACGAAGAAGTTTCTTTATACTCTGGGTTAGCTTTAAGAAACTCTGCTTTAGTTTTATATTGCTTTGGACTACCAGTAAGTATACATAAAGTTTGATTTGATTCCTCTAGATGAAAATCTTTTAGCCCTTTTCCTATTGATTTTAATAATCTTCGTAACTTGCTAAATTCCTTGGAATCTTCAGAGAGTACCCATTGGGTTTTATAATTAGGTAGTTTACCCTCTCCAGTTAATATTATACGTTCAAGGGCATTACATACCTTAGGACCGTGTGAATCTAAGCACATAGTCTGTATCACCTTACTGAGAGTAATATTCTGACGTATGTTCTTAAACTCTTTATAGATCTTCTCACCTAATAGAGAAGGTATAGCCATCTTTATAACTTCTGGTTTTAACCTAAGTATATTTGAAACTTTCCTATGACTACTATCTACGTAATCATATAACTGTTCAGATAATGCTGGACCTAAGCCTGGTATAGATAATATCTCACAAGAGTTTAAGAATTTATTCCTTCTATCTTGTTCCTTTGATAGGTCTGCATAAGCATGACAACCCTCTATTGTAAATGGCTCTTCTGGTAATGGTATACTTTCACCAAAAGTTTTTACCTCATAGATAAAAGGTATTATATCTCCAGCTAATGAGATAACTATTTTTGAACCTATTCCAATGATCTTATCTATTATAAAACCATAATTATGACCAGAAACATTAGTGATAGTTTTACCATCTAATATTACTGGCTTTACCTGTAAAGTAGGATAATATTCTCCAGACTTACCTAAATTCCATTGTATATTAACTACAGTAGTCTCGGCTACCATTGGTTCAAACTTAATGGCTATACAATCATTTGGGTATTCTGCAGGTACGGGATCCCGGTAATCTAAACAGGGTTTTATTACGAATCCATCTAAAGGAAATTTATAGGTAGACCTGAAGTTTTTCATGTGTTCATATGTTTCCTTAAATATGTCAACAGAAAACATACGGACTACCCTATATACTGTATTAGTTTTACCAATTATATTAGCTAGATCATCACTATCTAATTCAACCAGGAGGTTATCTATGATATACCTATAATCATATATAACATACTCAAGGTCTGAAGCTTTCTTAAACTCTGCTTTATTGAAAGCATCATAATCTGAGTTTACCATACCAGATACGAAAGACCTTGGATTCTTAAATTCCTTTTGATATTTACGTTCGAATGTATCTTTACTTATCAGTATCTCTCCTCTGAGTATAAGGCATTCGTATGACTTAAATAACTTAAAGTTAATGGGTTGTTTGACTAACATTGTTCTCATCAAACGATAAATATCCTTACCCCAATTACCATCACCTCGAGTTGATACAGAGAATAATTTACCGTACTTTACTACCATTTCAAATGAACACCCATCATACTTTGGAGTAACAATTACTTGGTGTTTTTTTAGTACATCTGGTAATTGATTATACAGATCATTCCAATCTGAGGTCTTATGTACCTGTATCTTTTTTAATGACCCCATAATAAAGGGATGAGGTACTGTATAATTATTACTGGTAGATGGTGCACCAATCAACCTATTTTCCATACCTAGCTTTTCTTCTAGTGCATCAAATTCAATATCGGTCATTATCTCTTCTCCGTTATAATAAGCTTCTCTAGCTTTTATATACAGTTTGAGATCTTTACTTTTTCTTTTTGAAGTTGTCATAATATCCACAGTTATTAATTTCATGACAGCCATTGCGATAGATACAGTCTGGTACCATGTAATATGATACATTGGCATCTACTACATATATTGCTTTCTTTAACTCTTGAACGAACTTTCTGGTTTCTGGTGAAGCCTGAGTACATAATCTCTTCCTACCCAATTGAATAAGGGCCTGAGCATTAATCAGGAAGCTCATGTTTATTAGGTCTGTTTGTTTACGATCTTCACGTTTAACTCCAGTACGATCTTCTCTTGATGTACCAACGAACCATTCAACTCCAATCTTATGTCTTACTAAATGAGTATGAACATAGTATGGAATATCTTCACACTGTATCAAGAAGGTCAATGCCCTGATTGGAGAATGTTCTGCATTCAGCATCTTCTTCTTCCAGGTATCGGTAGGGAAGTTATTTACTACCTTCTTGTTTACTGTCTGTAAGGCTAGTTCTTTAACTACGTCCCAGCCTATCAGTTGTCTAGCTATAACTTTCATGTGGGTATATTAAACTTTTTAGATATGCGTATAGTTTCCTTTTATTTTTACGTAATGAACGTAAGTCAGTTAGCATGTCATCAGCTAAGATAACTTTACGAACTATGTAGAGCTTGTTAACGTCTGGTATATCTTCACATCCCATGGAGAACCTTATGTGAGTTACGTAACCTAAATTAGTAACGTGGTACTCAATTGGTACTCCTGAAGCTTTGATGAAAACGGGTTTTGACATTATGAATAAGATATTGATTTTAGTTGTTGCATAAATACTTTCTCTGATATACTGAGAGCATTCTTCCAGTGTTCTGGTATCTCATCTAGAGGATTACTACTACCAGGGATATAAGCCAGCATTATTGCCTCTATAGCATCTAACATCTTATGATGTGGAGCTACATGTTGTCTCCAGTTAGGTAATCTCTGCATGATAAGTATGTTCATGTCATAATTGAATCTCTTAGCAATGTGTATCATCATTATTGCAGTGAGAGCATTATTAATTACCTCAAGATACTCCTGAGACTTATATACCGTGAGTAGAGCATTATTCATTGTATAGAATAATTGAGTAAACTTCATACTCATTAAGTTTCTCCATTCCTCAGACTTAGTCTTAATGAATTGGATATTCTCTTCTGTTAGATCTGAACGTAAGCCAGAGTACCAGTGCTTCTTTATTTCGTCTAGTCTACGACTAAGTTTAACAGTATCTGATACCCTGTGATTCATACACCATGATTGAACTAAGTCTGAGTAGTGTAGTACTGTATCTATTATGATGTTAGGTGTAAAGCATATACGCATGTGTTCATCAAACGTAAATGCGTCTAACATTTCCTTTAAGTCTTGATTCATATTATATGTTTTGATTTATATATTGCTATAGATACTAATTGAACTACATGAGTAGAGAGTTATCGATTCTTCTTTTCATGTAGTTCTTTTGTTTTAACTTCTTAACGTCTGCTCCTTGCCTTTTGCCCTTGCTTAGAGCCTAGAGCTACTTATTTATCTCCTACGGAAATAAATATGTAATCATTTAGTCATCAAGAATCTAGAACGGTAAGTAGAGAGTAGAGTACTTCTTGTACTTAGTCCAGATCTTACGTAGATTGATTACTTTTAGCTTTTCCTTACGATAATATCGAGCTCTACGTTTACTATGCCTTGAAAGATAGTGTGGGCCGTTATACTGTATATCGTCAAGGTAAACTTTATCCTTGCCTTCGAATAGACGAACTAATCTACCGAGGAACTGTATGGTTTTTTCCTCTGATGACATACCTGCTGCATTTACCATATATCTCAACTTAGGGAAGTTCTTACCTCTAGAGGTGATAGTAGTTGATATAAGTATATCAATATCTCCTTCCCTAAACCTTTTCATTATTGAATCTCTTTTTGCTCTATCAGTATTTACATGTACACAAGCAATTTTATATTTACCGTCTAGAGCAGAGAATATATACTTATATAAGTTTTCACAGTGTTTAATATGCTTACATACTATGAGTGCTGGCAAGTTGCCGTACTTAATTGATTTTTTCAATCTATCTAATACGCATTTATAACCATAAACGTTTTCGGTTATAAAGTTATCGTACTCAGTCTTATAATCCCTTGGACCATTCTCTGGAGAGATATACCAAGGTTCTGTATCTACTAACTTAACTACTACCTTAGTTGAATAACCTTTCTTAATGGAATCCTTTAATCTGAATTCTGATATCTTCTGACCAAAGTAAGCTTCAAGGTTCATGTTCTTAAGTTGATCTTTCTTTAGCTGAGATACATAAATCGTACCAGATAAGCCTAACCTTACTCTAGTATTATACAGGTGAGATAATACTGATTGATATGATTTACTACCTGCTAAGTCTGCCTCGTCAACTAGTACCATATCTACTTTAGCTAACTCCTTTTGATAGGTCTTTATATTCCTTGATATGGATTGAACCATGCCTATACTAAAGTTAGACCAGTTAGTTACCTTACTACCTTGAACAAAGGTTATATCTTCTCCAGGTAGGTATTCCTTAAATTCAGACTTAGCCTGCTGTAACCAATCGGAATCATTTGTTATAAGCAAGGTCTTTAGTTTCTTTCCGAAGCTGTAGTATAAGGCTGACATTATAAGGGTTTTACCAAAGCCCACGTTCAAGTCTAAAACTCCAATGTAATAAGGTACTCCTCCTAGATTATTATTTATAACACTCTGAAGAACCTTAAACTGTTCATCTCTGAGTTTAAACTTACCTACCCTTTCTACTGCTTTAGCCTTAGGTATAGGTAATCTCTTATCTACTAATTCAACGTTTAAACCGTTATCTTTACACCATTGATAAACTCTGGGAAGCATACCTATCTTGAACTTACCATACTTATTCAAGAAGTGAACTTTACCATCCCAGCCTTTTATTCTACCTCTTAAGTAGAAAGCATTAGGGTGTTTGATAGAAAGCTCCTCGTATAATCTTAGTGCTTTCTTCTGAGGTATGTCAAGCGTACACTCATTACAGTTGTTAATAATAATCCTACTCATTGTCTTCGTTTATTAAGTTCCACAAACTACCCTGTACTTTAGGACCCTCTACCTGAGCCTTTTGTTTATACTTGAACATGTACTTTAAGTAATACTGTTTTGATTTACTAGACAAGAATCTAGCTGGCTCTGGTAAACCATTACACCAAGCTAACCCCTCGAACAGAGCATCGATATAATCCTTATAATTTATGTTGTTCTCTATACAGTAATTCTTAAGCTCTATGAAGTGAGCATATTCTGCAGGGTCTTTAGTGTAATCTTCTGATAACCCTGTTCTCTCAGCTATAACAGATACATAGTAATCATGTATCTTTTCAGTTAAGGCTTGATCTTTATCTGACTTTAGATTATGCTTAGCTTCTTTATAATCTACTATGTCTTGAAACATACTTGGTAAATTATTAAGGGCTCTCTTAGTATTCTTGCCCATAATTTCAAAGCCTATCTTCATATACTCTATGAATCCTTCACGAGGAGCAAGGTTATATTCCTTACAGTACTCATTGCATATATCTGCTAGATTCCTACACAGAGTCCAGGACCTACCACTGTCTTGGGTTGGTTTACGTATACCTCGATGGTTGAGTGACTTACGTACAGCATAATAGATGTCTGCTGCCAGATAGGTATCACCTCTTGTTGCTCGGGTTAATCCTCTAGCCACTTTACCGGACTTACGGTTAGATACTATCATTGCCCTTGAATGAATTGTGAACCTATCTGCCACCTCAAAGAACTTGTTGATAGGGAATCCTTTCTCTAGCCCTAATTCCTTTAACACATAACGAAAGTCTTCACGAGTGATGTGAAGACTTGGGTTACGGCTTACTCTTTCTTTAGTTGTCTTTGACATAATTACTTAAATATATTTATATTATCATAGTTCATTCTTCAACCGTTGGAGTTCCTGGTATGACTGATACTTAGTATTATATATGTACTTCATAGTTTTACTACGACCAAGATCATTAACATCCTTACCTTCTGGTAAGTATACCACCTTTACTGATTTGTAATGTACTAACTTCATTGCTAGTTCTATGGCATACTTCTTAGCATCTGGATCAAGCAGTATTATTATTCTCTCAACTGGAGACTTAATGATCTCATTAATCTGATAAGCTGATACTGCCTTACCCATGGTTGCTATACCCTGTTCACCCATAGTAAGGGCATTTATAGCACCCTCACATAGGAATACTTTCTTGTACATACTGAGAGCATCATAGTTAAATATGATAAACTCCTTGCCAAGTCCAGTGATATCTTTGTTCGGATTATTGTATCTTGGGCCGTTAGTCATTACTGCCCGGGCATTATAATACCTTAGTTCTCCATTATAATAAAAAGGGATAACCAGGTAACCATATAAAGGACCATCAGTACAATAACCAATACCAATTCTACTGGCATATTCAATGTCAAATCCACGTTTTCTAACATAACCTCTCATTGATTTAGCTAATTGAGATTTTCCAATAGCTATATTCTTAAAACCTTCAGGTAGATATACTGGTTTCTTTTCTAGTAACTCTACCTTCTCTTCTTTGAAAGTTAACTCTGTAAAGTCTCCCTTATTTAGAAAGACTGTTAATTCTGACCAGGTATCAAAACCCTCTATGTCCATTACTAACTGAGCCGGTGATACATGAGCATTACACCTGAAGCAATTAGTTCTGTACATAGTAAGGTTTACACCCATCTTTTCTTCCCTGCCACAATAAGGGCAATGATACAGCCTTAGCCAACCTTTCCTATATTCATGGGCTAAGCCTCTTTTAATAAAGTAGGTATAAAGCTTAGACTTAAACTGACTTGTTATTTTCATGCTCTTTGATATACCTCACCGTGTTCATCTATTACGAATATACCCAACCGTTCTATATCAGAATTATTGGTTAGGGTACTTACTGCAACGCAGTGTTTTAGATCTCTACACTTAAACAGTTTAATCACGGTCCAGGTCTTCCTACGGCCTTTAAGCTTAAATGATTCACCTTTTACAAATTCTTTCATCTCTTATAGCTTTTCTTAATAACTTTCTTAACTCTTTCATATCATTATAAGATAATGATACTACTTGTTTATTGTACATAGTGCCTATCTTAACATCCCAATAGGATATCTCAGCCTTAAATCTATTATCATCACTCTGTAATTTTACTAGTGACTTAGATTTATGTACTTCTATTACGGGTTGTAATCGTAACTTTTCTACAGAGGTTTTATCCATATTAAATATCTCCACTATGATGATTATACTTTTCTTTATTAGCATTAGGATTCTTACTATGCTTACCTATTTCTTTGTCTAGTTGATCTGCATAAACTTCATCATATTTCTTACGTTGTTCTACAGTAAATTCTCTAGCTCTTTGCTTATCGATATCTACATGAAATAAAGCCCTGCCAGTTGGTTGACCATCTCTCTGAACTACTAATTCTAGTCTCTGGATGTTATCTTGTTCCTCCTGTTCTGTTGCATTCAAACCATAGATTACCTGAGCATGTCTAACTATATCAACGCATTTAGCAATATCATTTTCATCGTACTTAGTAGTACGATGTTTCTTACCTTCTCGAGTAATATGATTGGCAGTCCAAATCATATCAAGGTTCTCTGACTCAGCTAGATTCTGTAAATCTATGAATACATTAGAGATTCTTTCGAAGTCATCTCTATCTCCTGCAATGGAAGCTAACTTAGCAGCGTAGTCTACCATTACCACATCTATATGTATATTACGTTCTGATAGCTTCTTTATTAATCTTGATATGTAATTACAGTCAGTTACCATTGCTGGTACTCTTTCAACTACTAATTCAACACCAAACCTTTGTAGTTTACGTACATGACTTAACTCCTGCTTATCATACTCTCCAGTATATAGATCCTTTTTAGATTTATTAAGAGATGATTGTATGATACGGTCCATGATCTGATCTTTACCATTCTCAGTATCTATGAATAGTACTGACTTCTTCATCCTTAAATAACCGAGAGCCATATTAACCAGGAAGAAAGTCTTCCTCGCTTTTGGTTTATCCAATAACACACCAATTGAATGTACTGGGAAGCCTCCAGCATTAGTTAGTTTATTTAATTGCCTATAAGGAGAGGGTACTATAGCAGGGTCTGCCTGTCTCTTAAATTGACGTTCTACTACATCTCGGGTTAAGAACAAAGGTTCATCTTCTGCTTTAGGTTTAGCCTGAGAAACTATCTTGTCCAGTTTCTTTTGATACTCTTCATACTGACTAAAATCATTTAAGTCAAATGACTCATTAAGATTCTTCATTGCTACATAAGTAGCAAACTGATATATCTTTTCATTGATATATTCTCTATCACTTAAAGAGTTTCCGTATAAGCTATCTACTAGTTTGTATATATTAGGTACGTCATCTTTAGTTACTAAATCGACGTATTCTTTACCTTCTAGTATATCTTTTATCACGTCTTTAAGAATATTCTTAGATGGTATCTTACCATTTTTCTTGTAGTATTTGGATAAGCCATCGACTATGACTGAATGTTCTATCAGAGTAAAATAGCCTGACTTAACTTTACCTAACGCTAACCCGCCTTCCTTATCCTGGATAATAAATCTGATTATCTCCAGTTGAAAGCTTGGGTCAAATTCGAACTTATGTTTATTTCTCTTCATATATTATTAATTATAATTTGATTATAGTAATTCATAGCTCACGAACTATCCAAGCATATACTACTAGTAAATCCTCAGCTACTTGGTGAATAATTAGACTAAAAGTTTTGCATACTTAAAATATTATTATTATATTTGCACTATCAAATATTAAATATGAATAGTTATGGTAGAATCAGAAAAGAATGGGTCAGAACTACATAGACTTAGACCTATGCAAGAAGGATACGACAGAAACCTATTTAATGAATTATATAAGGTATGTCAGCCAATAATAAGGAATTTAGTTCGTCAAATTGATTGCAGACGATTTAACGTATCACCTGATATTATAAAATCACAGTTTGATGATAAGTTGTTATTTGTATTTAACAAATACTATGGAGTAGTTAATAATGATCAGTTGAAATATACCATGATAAGGGCTCTAACTACTTATAAGTTACACCTATTAAAGTATGCCTATACTGATAGGGCTGAATTTAATCAACACCAGTTATCTTTAGATACCTTATTCGATAATGATAAAGAGTTACTTGATGACTCTGATGAGTATGAGTTTAAGGAAAACCTATTAAAGAGGGTTGATGATTATATGGAAAAGAATCTTTCTCCAGATGCTTACTTGGTATGGGAAGCATTAAATATACAACCTCCCTATATAAGAGAAAGATTACATGGCAGTAGAGTTACTAATAGGTTATTAGCTGAGTTTTTTAATCTACCAAAATCTCGTAATTCTATAAAGTACATATCTACTCTCAGATCAGAAATTAATCATTGGATGGTTAAAGCTTCTACGGATATAAAGTTATAACACATAAAGAGGAGGCCCGGAATTAACTGGACCTCCTCTTAGTGAACATATAATGAAAGAAACAAGAAAAGCCTACTCTGCTTTCCTACGTATATAACGCAAGGTTATTGAAGGTATCAGCTTAGATATCTCTAAGGTCTCTACTGTACTTTCAGATGTAGTAGAATTTGTGGTTAGATTAAAGCTAGATAGTACTGCTCCCTGGGATGCTCTTGGAGGATATCTACCATCGGTATCACTGTATGACTTATAGCCACTTGGTGAGTCACTACCATTAATAGCAGCATTCCTATCTTGGAAGTGTACTGGTACTGGATATGACTGCTGCCAGTCTTTCTCTCCACCCATTAAGGTTAAACCCATTGAATGACGATGCTTTGGTATATCCTTACCCCTTATCCTTACACTGTATACACCATTTGATGGTTCTGGGTCGTATACATCTCCAATATTTGATAATATCTTAAGGTTAGAATCCTGGTCAATACTTATACCTCCCGGTTTATAACCTATTACTACTCTTCCACCAGCTAAGATGTACTCTTCCCAACCATCAGGAATAGTTGGTTGGTCCCATAGAATTATACTGCCAGGTTTGAGTATTGACTTATCGATTTTGCTATCCAAGTCATCTAGCCTGGTAGTGAAATCCTTAGTATGTTTAGAGATACTCCATGAAATCCACTCTGTAAGAGTATTGAATTTATCACCTGTATCTGGGTTAGTAAGAACTAGGTCAGTAAAGGTAAACTTCTCAATACGATTGATAGCCCTGATTAAGTAGTTGTGTATTGCGTATGAGTAAGGGATCTCAGACATACCCTGACCCTGGTAAGGTACAATAGCAAAGTACTCATTTCTGTTATTGATCTCATCCTCTCCTGTACCATATACTCCTACTAGAACCATAGAACTACGGTTATCGTGGTATTCCAAGCAAGCCTTAGCTACTACGTCATCAAGATAACTGTATGAGTTCTCTGAAGTAAGGAATGGATCTCTGTCATCATTGTTACCTGATAGACTACCAAGGTACTGTGCATCAGTACTTGGGTAGTAGGGGTTACGTGACTTCTTATACATAGAATAGAAGTCGTATGATGAGTTATTAAAGATAGCCCTTAGAGTAACAGGATTATCAACCTTCTCTGGGATATGTTCATGAGTAGCAAATAAGAATACCTCTCTGCTATCTGTACCTTCTATAGGAATAGTGATAGTGCCTTGACCTACCCTGAGTACGGTACCATCTCTTGCAATTAGTGAGTGTAAGGGTTCTTCTCCCATTTCACTGGTAGTCCTATGAGAGTTAACTCTACTACGTACTATGTAACGTATTGGATCTACATCCTCTTCTTTAGATGATACTGAGTTCTCATCTCCAGAAGCATAGGGGTAAATAACCAACATCTTCTTACTACCACTGTCGATTATTTTAGCAGAACCAAAACCCGTTATAGGACCTACACCTCCAAGTATACCGAAGGTTTGACATAGCCTCTTTGATGATAGGCTATCTCCATAATTAAAAAATGTTTCTTGAGCTGCCATAGTAATTATGTATTATCTTTGTTGTTATCTTTATTCCTAGCTTGAATGTTATTTTCTAAGTCTGAAAGTATATCCTTCAAGTTATTGAACCTGAGTGTTATTAGTAGAATAAGAATCCTCCATATACTTACACCATTCTTTACTCCGTGTAGTTCGCATACATGTGAATATATACTATCTATTTCGAAGCCGTAGCACATGAGTAGAGATACCATTGCAATATTAACTGGCTTAAGGCCGAGAGGATCACCCAAAGCCATACCAAGAAATGCTGCAACTAATAAATAGCATAAGTAGTCAACAAACTTATTTAATGTTCTTCTACATGCCCTAGATTTTCTTATAGGTTTACCTAAATATTTACTTACTGAAATACCAAACCAAAAGTCTGCTAATATTAAGGCCATTGCCAATAATAGCATCCATCTCAGTTCGAATAGTATGTACTGTGATTCTCCAAGCATAGTTATAGTTATACTGCCTCTAGCTACACTTGATCCCGCATCTACTGATCTTCCAATGTTAATGTCCATTCTTCAGTTGTTTGTATATCTATTGTTCTTGTTACTTCGTTAAAACCAAAATACATAAGCCCAGTCCGAGTTGTTCCATATCTAGAAGCATATAACTCATAGTCTACTCCACCACTTGAATTATCAAATGTAATGGTATCTGGGGATACTATGATATTATTTGGTTCTTCTGGCTCTACTTGAGTACCTTCTTTTGGTATAACCTCAAATATAACTGGGCTTACAGAATTCACTCTCTTGCCATTATACATTAACCATATAGGGTATTTACCGTACTTACGAACAGTAAATTTATCACCATCTTTCAAGGTAGTTACCTCTCCAGTTCGGCTATCTAAGTATGAAGCACTAAATTTGCTAGCCTCAGTTGGGTCCTCTACAGATATGCGTATGGTTGTAGTCTTACCATCAGCCTCATTGATACGGGTTGGATATATACTAATATGAGCAGTTGGTAATGGTTTCTCTAACACATGAACAGTATGTGTTACTTCCGGATAATTTGGACTTAAAGTCAAAACCATATCACCGTACTTAGTTACTGGTATACCAGTTCTAACATCAAAGTACTGAGAAGGCTGTGATGTTGGGACTTCGATTGATATAAACTTAGTATAAGGTATCACGGGATCTCCATTAGAATCTAAAGGATTCCATGAGAGGTACAAATCACTAAAGTCTCCGTCAGCTACATATAATATTGACTCCTTCTTACCTCCGCTTAGTCTACCATTACTACTAGCCAAAGTTATATAAGCTGGTTCATTGTGTGCAACCTTAGGACTAGTATATGAATCTAAGATATCAATGTCTAAAGGTGTAGTTCCCTCGTGACTTATAACCTTGAAGGTAAATCTGCCGGGTATCTTAGATAATACATCTACAGTATTATATGCACCGTCCCTATTATAGGTTATGGTATAATCCTTGGTAGTTACCTTATTCTCTCCCTCTACTTTCAAGTTCAATGAGTGACTCTTACCGTTTGGTGATACTACTGCAATCACTACAGTTGACATATCTATATTACCCAAACCGCCGAGGTAGTTACCATCTTTACCTACAAAATAGGTACCTTCTTTACCAGCAAAAGCCTCATTAAATATACCCATCTTAACATGTAGGTTAGTTCCTTCGTCCTTGAACTTTAAGTATTGAGGGCTACTTGAATGATCTAAGAATCTAACTATTGGAGCTTTAACTACCTGAGTAGTAACTGTAGCCGGTAATATATCGTTAGGGTACTCAACCGAGGTTATATTGCAAGATTCTACTATGTTTAGGCTAATAGGTACCTTAGAACCATTTCCCCAAGAACTACCCTTTTCATGTGTGAAGTTATTGAACCAAACTGATCCGTTAACTGATTCCTTTTCCCAAACTTTTATGGCTAGTTTAGTATTTCGTTTGGTATCTATCTTCCAATCAGTATTAGTATCTGATAGTAGATCTTCGAATACCCTGTTAGCTGTTAATAGTGTACCATCTTCTAACCATACGTTTGGTAAGTGAGGGTTTAATACTAAGATATTTATTCTCGGTATTACTCTATTACCCATTACGTCTTCTTGTACAATTGCCCTTAGAGATCTTACCCATTTGGTAGTTATAGGATATACCTGTCTTACCATTATCTTACCTACCAGTGAAGCCTTACTTTCTACTAGCCTAACTACCTTTTTAGAAGATCTGTTATTTATTGGAGAGAAAGTAAAGTCTGTAAACCTATCCAATACAAAGATTGATACGTTCTCTAGTAACTGATAGCCATTAAGGTCAGCAGGTTTTTTCTGAGTGTAATCACCAGTATTTTGATTGTACCATATATTAGTTGGTACTACTATGTGTTTGTTATTATGTTGTATTACACTTAAAACTCTTTTCAAGCCACCAATAGTACGAGTAGCTCTTACAGCAATGACTGCCTGACTGTACTTACTAATAGATATACTAAGGGTACCATCGGGTAATGTTTTAGCTGTATCAAACAAAGGTATTACTTCTATGTCATACAGGTATGTATTACTAGACTTATTTACTAAGTATTTTACCTTAACAACAGAACCTAAGTCCTCACCAGAACCTTGAACTGTAGGTACTTGGTAGAAAGTCCTTGAGAAGTTATCTATACCGTCTGGTAATGATTTCAATTCATAATAATATGGTGTTACTAGTTTATCTTTAGCATTAGTACCAAGTAATTTAGTAGAATTACTTTCATATTTACTAGTAAGTGATATACCCTTTACCAGCTTGCCCGTATTGGTATTATAGGCTACTACTCTAAAGTAATTAGTTTCTGACCCGAGATTAAATGTATCTGGTACCTTCTCCCAACTATTAGTCACCTTATTGAAATACTCGATAGATAGCTGAATAGGTGTATCAAGTTGAGATTGGAATTCGCCATTGATATATACCAGAGGCTTCACATTAAAAGGTGAGAAGTTATATACCACATCTGCTATAGCCTTGTTAAGGCTCTTAGGGAAGTTTCCAGTTATGATATACTTAACTGTACTGATCAAGTCTGTTTGATTTGTTATATCAAGGTTTGAATTATCTAATTCCTTGTAGTAATCTACTACTGTATTAACATAACCTGGACTATCAGTTCTACTCTCCGATATGGTTATGGCTAGATTATTATCACTGTTACTTAGCTTACTGAATAGAGTTTCGAAAAACTCCCTGCTACCTCTATTCTTTATCAGGTAAGAAGAACAAGCTATCAGTTCTCTACGTTGAGCATCTGTTAACTTAAGAGAAGTTACTACGTTTTTACCAGTAAAGGGTAGTCCACCAACATTACTAGCTAACAGATCTAAGTTCTCTGATTTGGTTTTACTAATGGATATAACATTAATAAAGCCATCTATGTTCTCCTTAACTTTATATAGAAGGTTGCCTATTATCTCAAGGAACCTTTCTAACAAACCTTTACCTTCTACCTTATAAGAGTCGAACTCTTTATAGTAACTTGGTAGAAGGTTTATGAGATGTCTTATATCCATATTATAATACTTCTTTGATATCTAACTTTATATCACCCTTAAACACTATAGAAGAGAACTGATTGGCCTCGAACTCATGGCCCGGTTCATTTATAGTGAATTGGAACTTACTACCAGGAGTTATCTCTGATAGATTGTATAACTTCAGATTGAACTTTACATTATTCTTGGTATCATTTATAGTTACCTGAGTTTGTTCTTTAGAGAAATTATCAGAAGCATAACCTCCTGTAGTTGAGTACACCTTAAAACCGTTAGCCATAAAGGATATTAAGTAAGATACTGATGGAGAACTGTTGATACTACCAGTACTTAGCCGGGTATAGTCCATACTTAAGTTAGTTGAACCATATACTGCCTTTACATAAGGTGTTAAGTATATATCCTTTATGTATAAATAATCAACCTCTTTTAGATTGTCAATCAAAGAATATACATCGGATAGCCTTACTGAGTTACCTAAACCATAGTTGCTAGAGTTATATTCATTATATAAAGCAGATACTATAGCTGATTTAATTGCAGATTCACTAGCACCTGGCTTTCCTGTTACCTGGAGATCAAGTTTTAATACTGATATATTAGCAGGTAATACCGTTATAACATTACCTATTGTAGAGTTTGCCCTTATATAATTAGCCACCCTATTACATAACTCAGTAGAGGGTGATACTCCAGGTACCAATGAAGTAATGTATAGGATCTTACTAAATGGGTTACTGTTATCTAAAGCAGCATCCATTACTCCGGGTACCTGTTTAGCCAAGTCTACAAGGTCTTGGTTAGTTATAGCTTTACCACCAGTTCTTGAATAGGATTGAATTACTCCTCGTAGTATTTCTATGCTGTCTTCTGTAAAACCATCAGCAGAAGCTTCTGGGTTATTTACAGTTACATTATTACCTAAGGTTTTTATTGAGTTTGGTACTGTAGTTATACTACCTGCCTGTATGTTGCCATTAGCTCCAAGAGTTAGGTAGTAACTTACGGTTAAGTCTTTACCAGCTGGTAACACATGTCCTTGTGGGAACTTGATATAAGTAGTATTAGTATCATCTGTATATACCCTATATACTCTATCTCTAAATACGTCACAATTTGCAAATGTATCTACCTGAGTATATCTTTCTGAACCAACTCTTAAGGAGAAGCCATACCTACTTATATACTTTATTGAATTTCTATTTGGAACTGTAACGTCTACTCCTGGTGTTATCCAGCTCGAAGGTATAGTTACGTCATAGGCTAATTCTACCTGGGATAAACTGATCTTTAATATTGTGGTATACTTAGGCCATACATAATCCCTAACTGTTTGCCAAACATTATGGTTACTGTCAGTAAACTGTGTACCAGCTGGTATAGTATTATCTGCCTGAGAGGTATCAGTGTTTAACTCCCTCATTAACACTACATCAACTGTAGGAGGATTAGCTCCTCTTGGTAGGTAATCTACTAATAAACCAAGAGCTTGTACTGACGGGTATCTTCTTGCTGAATCCAAGAAAGCTTCTCTAGCAGCATTATCTATGTAGTAGTGTAACATTTCTACTACAGCAGCTACTGCTGAGATTATTATTACCAGGATGTTTCCCTCTGATACATCTGTTATAAGTTTGCCTCCAGTTGGGCTTGGTATAGAGGTTAAAGCAGATACCATATCCTGCTTTATATCTTGGAAAGATCTTCTATATGTTTCTGTCCAGTTATTCATACTAAGTTATATTATAAGAAAGTGATACACTATTTTCGCTACCGGTACTTACTAATGAGTAAGTTATAAGTATATTAACACTAGTACCAGATCTAGTAGTATGTATGTCTTTCACACTAATTCTTGGTTCATAGGTGTTAATTGCCATACGTAGATAGGTATATATGGCCCTGTCTAGTATTATATTATTTGGCTCTTCTAGTATACTTATTAGATTGTTACCGAAGTCTTCTTGTCGTATTCGTTGACCTATTACATATTGGAATATAGCTAATAGGTTATCTGTAATTAACTGTAAGTCTCCTTCTACTGGATATACTCCAGATTCTCCTTTAGGGTCTGTTACTTTAAGAGGAAAAGTAACTCCAATACCTATACTTAAATCATTCATCTATTAATGCTTAAATTGGTCGTTTTCAAAATCGGTCTTATTAATAGTTGATATTGGTTTCGTAAGTTGACTAGTAGTAGGAGCAGTAGTACTACCACCAGGTTGAACTCCTGCATGAGTATGTGAGTTGAAAGCTGTTCTTAAAGCGTCTACCTCTTTTACTAATTTATTTAACACCTTTGCCAGGTCTGCTGACCGAGGTACACATTGTGTACCTTTATTTACGGTTAGAGTATCTGAGGCAAGGATATTTATATCCTTTGAAGATAATGTTAAAGAGCCCTCACTATACAGTGTTATATTATCTGGAGCCTCTACATACACAACTCCGGTCTCATCATCTATTAAAACCTTTGTACCGTGTGGAGTTATTATACCACATACCGAATTACTTTTGAATTCATCTGGCATTTCATCCAAACCCCAACCATGCCAAGCCCATAGCGGTTTACCTGGATCACCGTTTTCAAAGGTTACATATACTATATCCTTGAATTCAGGTAGAGGGTGAGCTCTAAAGCCACCTCCGACATACCCAAAGCACCCAGTTGGTAAAGCCCAGTCTATCAGGTTTAACTCTGGTACATATACTTTTAGCCTATCCATATTAGCTTCATCTTCATTGGATAGTACTATTCCGCGATAAAGGGAGTAGAAGCGACCTAGTCCCTCTACTCCTCCGTTTACTATTTCTGATATTGCTGACATATTGATAGCCTCTATTTATTATGACCTCTACTTCTAACCCATCTAGTTAATACTCTATCAGTGGTAGCTTTAATACTTCCAGTCTGTTGTACCTTTTTATGGATGTTTAGATCACCCTGAGCCTTTAACTTTGCTACATCTATAGCTTTTCTATCTATAGTTATAGCTCCAGTCTTTGGGTTAACCTTCACTGGGCTCTTTCCAGTTACAGCCTTTGTTACGGCTATATCAGTAGCAGTTCTTGAAGTAACTGCTACAACGTCCTCTCGGGTGCTCAAGGCCTTAACTTGAGTGGCCATAAAATTCTTTTCGAAGGCATTGAACATTACAGTAGTGGTTTTTGTATCTCCACTAGACGGATTACCTTTACTTACTGGTTTAGTAGTACCTGCCTTACTTGGTGTTGGCTTTGGATGTTTTGATGGAGAAGTTCCAGTTACCTTATTAGCTTCACCCTTAGGCTTATTATCGGTATTCTCGACAGTTGTATATTCTGCTTCACCTTCAGATCTCTTCTCTGGCATCTGCCTCATTATTGTACATTCTGAAGTATACCCAGAGCTTGGTTCTAATTTATGTACTACTTTAGCAATATACCATAAACCAGAGTAAGCTTTACTTACATTTGATAAGTGTAGTTGCTGGCCAGTTTCTAGATGAGGGTTACCTATTACTAGTAGTGTACCCTCTAACCGTACCTCTTTCTTTTGCTTACCAAAGTTATTATGGGCATTGTTTAAGAAGTTACCAACATTTATTGGAGCTATTGGAGCAGTAGGTGTAGATGGAGGTTGTATTCTTGGTAAACCAGCTAATACCCTTGAGCCATCCATGTATATATCTGTACCTCTATATCCAGTAAAATATAAGTATACTGTTACTGGGTATTTGTAGTCAACACCAGCCTTGAATAATTCTAAACCTTTTGGCTTATGATATACTGGCTTACCTACTGCACCTTTTACATACCGGGTATATATCCAACCATCTCGGGCATGTAATGCTGTAAGGCTTTTTACACTCTTATTTACTTGAGCTTGTATCTGATGATCAAAATCTGTACCACTATCAGCAGCTGCAGCATAAGCTTGACCTCCAAAGTGCCTGTATACATATATGGTAGTTTTGATACTAAACTCTTTACCGTCATCATACTTACGGGTTCTACCAATTAGTACATCGTGTTTCTTAGCAACACTGAGAGCAAATTGTCTGGCAGCTTCCCTTTCCTTATTGCTTGCTAAAGGGTTTTTACTTACTGACTCGTATTCTTTCCATGCTATATCAACATCTTTATATTTAGCCCTAAGCAACCTAACTGTACTTGGTATATCATAATTCTTAGTTACTTCATCCATTCTGCTACGCTTAAGCTGCTTCTTCTGATTCTCTGTCATATGTTGACTAGCAAATCTAGCTACAGAAGCTTCAGCAGATACTCCATATTTTCTCTGAGCTTCTGCTTCAGCTCTTACAATACGATTATCAACTCTAGTTTTATCTGGCTCATGAACACCGTTCTGTTTAATAGTTTGTTGTAGAGTCTTATTACCTTCCTTAAAATAACTGTTTACTAGTGATTGCTCTTTAATGTTTGAATCTAGTAACCTTAGCCTATCATTTATATTATTTGTAAGAGCTCCAACAAAATTCTGTAAACCCTTTGTAAGATTATTCACAAAGGATCTCATAGACCCATGGTTTTTGTATACATCTACTAACCTAAAGTTAGCAGATAACACCTCACCATTCTCTGATTGATAAGCATAATAACTAGAAGGCTTAGTAGTATATCTACGGTTGTGTATATGAATGATACCATTTATCATATCTATATACCAAGGACCTCCAGCTAAAGCCAGCATTTTCTGTTTTAGCTGAACTAGTACATTAGTACCAGCACTACCAATCTGACTATCTAGTATCTGCTGTAACTCACCAGTTGGAGATATTGGGTTTTCTGAAGCAAACTGATTAGAGTACAATATGGTACTCTTAAAGTCTGGCTCAACTTTTATAGTAGCAGGTTGTACTGAATTAAATACCCCCTGGTTACTTAGGAATTTTTGATTCATCTATTGTAACGTTTACAGGTTCATAACTTTCTATGATTACTGGTTGTCTAACTCCAAAACCTTCGTCCATAAAGTTTTTGAAAGTGTAGGTTTCTGTAGCAGTTCTAAAAGGTTTCATATTTTTAAGATCACTACTTGAATCCTTTAATATTACTGTTACATGTGTACCAGTACTATCAAATGTAGCCTCTATTGATTTTACCTTAAGTATATAAGGTTTAGAAGATTCGAAAGTACCATCAGAAAATACATAACCATACTGTACCACTAGTTCATCTCCACTCTGTATACCCGATACATCTACTGTATCTGGGTTACCAGTATCTATGGTAAACCTACATTCATTTTCAGTTTCATGATCTAAGGTATAAGAGAAAGATGAGATATATACCGATAGTGGTAAACCCGATATAGAATCAATGATTGGCTCATGTACTGTATCAAAGATTGCAAGGTATGGTGTACCAGTACCACTATACAGTAGGTGACCCTGAGATCTAAATTCTTTAGGTTTATTATCGGTATTTTTATCTGTAGGAGTTTGTTTTACTTCTGCCATAGATTTTTATATTATACTGGTAAAATTATACTAGAACCTACCGGTAAATTAAAGGGGTCATCTATTTCGTTTATACTTGCTATGTCTCCCCACCTACCTGAATCTCCATAGTATAAGAAGGATAGCTCTTGAAGTGTTTGCCCATCTAGTAGAGTAACCCTTAACCCAGAGTCTGATAACTCTGGGTTAGTTATACGCTCAAGTGATACATCACCTTCTTCATATTCTACTTTATAAGCATTACTGCTGTATGGTGAAAGTATACTACTCATATTTAATACCTTTAGTTATCTTAAGTAATTCTGGAGATATAATATCTGAATATCTTAAGTTAGTTAAACTTACTCTCTTGAAGGTAAGTTCCTGGGTTGCAGTAGAAGGCTGTAAACCTGGTTGCTTACCTATTGGTATAAATCTTTTAGTTTTACTGTCGTACCTGTTTGAAGCTACTCTCCAATTGGCTAACCTGTAATCTGCTTTAGTTAGTATAAAGAACTGGTCTTTGAAAACATCAGCAGAGCCCCACCGTATTTGTAAGATAGGTGGAGCTTTTACATAACCATCAGCCTTTGTCCAAGCCTCTAATAGTCTACACTTAGTTAAAACATCATCTGGGTTATCCCGGTCATCTGAGTACCATGATACACTAAATGTTACGGAGGTTTCAGACCCAGTGTAATGATACATAGGTACATTCCTACCCATAGAATTAATAACTGCCCAAGCAGTCTCATCTACGTGTTGGATCTCTGAAGGTATAGTCTGTAACTGTATATACTGTATAGGGTTAGCCGAAAAGTTTATGATTTGTATAGCATTATCTGCTCTTAACTTACGTCCCAATTCCCTACGAGTATCAGCCTTAGTAAGATCCCTATCAGTTGAGGTTATTAGTGGAGCTGAGTCTCCCAATACCCACATCCTTTGAAGAGATCTGCGTTTATCATTATTTAATGTACGAATAGCCTCATTTATATTAGTACTAGAACTCTTCTTATCTGCTACGAAGGTATTATTAGTACCTTCTGAAGGTTGTGTACTGTATTCACTACTATTCTTTTTTGGACGATTATCCTTCTGACTACGTTTTGAAGTACCTTGGGTTACCGGTCTTACTTGCCTATCAATCAGTATTTTTGCCCTCCAAAGTTTATTTAGGGGACCTGATACAGCAGAGCTAACAGTATCTCCTGATAGGGCTTCATGATACTTATTAAAAACCTTACCTGCTGATTTTCCTATAATATTTGCCATATCGGTTATATTTTAGAATCCATACATTGAATCATCATCAGCTCCACCCATACCGCCTGGTAGAGTTGCTGTAACGGTATCACCATTACTAAATGTACCCAGAGTTTGACCGTTAAGGTTTATCTGTATTCTTGATAAGGTTCCATCTCTAACGGCTTTCTCTAACTTAGCAAGTTCTGCTGCCTGTTGTTCAGCTTGCTTCTCCTCTTCGGATTTATGATCACCAGTTAACCAATCATATATCATTGGTATAACAGTAGTACCTGCTGTGATGGCTAATCCCCATGGACCTCCGAGAAATCCCATTAGACCTTTACCCAGGGTACCTAACATACCAATACCACTTGATACTCCTCTGATACCTGTAGTGATAGCCCTACTTGAAGTACCAATAGCACTGGCTATCTTCATACTTCTAGCTCTATTAACTACTTCAGCACTGTGTGTCATGTTCTTTACACGAGAACCGATCCCTCCTCCGATTACGGTAGTACCAGATAAACCCATAGCTTCCTGTCTATTAGCGAATTGAGGCCTTGAACCCATCAGATTATAATAGATAGGCATACCATCCTTACCAATACTATAACCGTAGCCTCTAGCAAGAGGTATATAAGGTTTACCATTACCAAAGGTTGCTAAGTTACCTCTTACCATACCTGAGGTATAAGCCATACGGTTTAATAGCTCTATACATACTACTAAGTGTTTCTGTAAACCAGCAGAAGCCATATTGGTTTGAGCCATAGCCGTGCTTGTAGTCCTAGCACTAGTTGAGGTAGTAAGGAAGTCTCCTCTTATCATACGTAAACTCATACGCATGAAACCAAAACCAGCTCGGATAGTACCAACAAATATTCCAGTACCAACCCCGCTTAGCAGTATCTTACCAAAGGTAGTTTGACTTATACTATCAAACAAGTTAACTACCTTAGTAGTCATATTTACTATCGGTAAGAATATAGTAGATAGGGCAGCACCTGCATTAATCTTAAAGTTCTCGATGGCAGAATTCATGGCATCTATCCTACCCTGAGGAGTATCCAAGAATTCAGTCATCTTATTATCCAGTACACCAGATGAACCTTCAATCTTGCCAAGGAGCTCATGGTATTCTTTACCACCTGCAAGAGCATCCTCTAAGAGGATTGAAGCTGCTCTAAGTCCTCGCTGACCGAACAAACCGTTTAAAGCCAGGGTCTTATCGATAGTATTAAGGTTCTTTGAATGTTCACCTACCTTAACCAGGATCTGGTCTAGAGGCAACAGGTTACCAGCAGCATCTGCAAAGTCTTTTCTAGTAAGACCCATTAACTTCATTGCTATTTCACCACCCTTAGTACCACCAGAGATACCTTTCATCATCTGACTAATGGCCTGAGCAAAGTTAGTACCAGCCATTGAACCTTGAATACCTCGATTACCAAGAACACCAATATAAGCAGATAACTCTTTGTAGTTTATACCGGCCATTTTAGCAACTGCTCCAGAGTACTTCATAGAACCAGCTAAGTCACTGAGAGACATGTTAGCTGATGTAGTTGCAGTAAACAAAGCATCTGCAACCTCTGTTGCCCTGCCAGCCTCAATGTTAAAGGTAGACATGATGTTAGTCATCAAGTCTGCAGTACCACCTTTCTGACCCATAGGCATATCAAAGATAGCAGCCAACTGAGCAGCAGGTTCTGCTGCCTGTTGAATCTTATCAAAAGCCATACCGGCCATAGCCATAAACTTCTGGCCTGAGGTAATATCATCGGTAGTAAGAGGGTTTCTAAGGTTAATCTCTTGGGCCCTCTTCATGAGATCTGCCTGATGATTTACACCATCATTTATCATGGCATTAGTTAACCATGTATTCTTTTGAACCTTGGCAGAATACTCGAAGGCATCCTTCATTTGGCTAATCATACCAAGGCCCATATTTAGATTGTTAGTGTAAGCTCCTGTTAGGCCTCGTTGATAAGTTCCAATTTCGCCCATCATCCTATTCCAACTAGAAACTACATTACCAGCTGGACCTGAGAAATGGTCTTGGAGCACCATTGATACACCAACGTTTATCAAGGATGAATTAGTTGAACTGAACATATTATTTTAACTTATCTTGATATTCATAATAAGACTCTGCAGCCTTTCGGAATTGTTCCCTTACACGTAACGGAAGACGCAAAAAGCAGAAATAGTCTCCGATAACTATCTCTGCTCTCTGAATGTATATAAACTGTGATACTAGTGAATTCTGAATATCTTTACCATAATCATCTTCAACTACGCTTCCGTCAGAAAGAAAAAACGTGGTGCTCCGATAATGGAGTACTTAGCTTCTTCTCCGGTTCTTGGGTTAGAGATATCAGTAGTCCCTTGGAAGATTGGGTCTATAGTTGACACAATCTCTCGGATCTCTGCCATCTCAGGGATGGTGAATAATCTGAAACTTTCTACTCTTTCCCATCTATCTTCAACTAGAAGATGTAGATTACGAGCAAGCAAATCTGAATTTCTGGTTTGCTTATCTGCTGGTAGAGTAATCATAGCCCTCTCAGCATTACCATCCATAAGGTCAAACTTAATAACCTTACCAGATTTTAGGTTATACTCGTAGCCCTTGAAATTGATTTGTCTACACTTCTCTCTGTCTGGGTAGAAAGGTATAGCATTAGGTTTCTCGTTTAACTCTTCCTCTTTAATGTCTGAGTAATCAAGCAACATCTCATTCAGATCCTGTGAATAGTATGTAGGAGTTGCATCTCCCGGCCACTTATACGTGAAGTCTACTTCACTGCCTAATGAGAATATTCTTGACTGGAACAGTATAGCATACCTATCTAACAGTGGTATGTTAAGTGCATCATTTACTGTTAACTTTCCGCTCTTAGTATAGTCTGTAGCTACTACTATAGCACTGATGAAGTTTGTGATGTTCATGAGACCCTTGGCATTTGCAGGGTTAGATAGGATCTCTTCATCCTCTCCATTCTCTTCACGGATTGTGTAACTGTACCCTGATGGGGCAATAAACTGAAATGTTCTTAATGTTTCTTCCATCTTTCAATATGTTATAAGTTATAAAACAGAAATAGGGTAAGTCCTGATATACACCAGAGCTTACCCTATTATTTAGTACTGATCTACTGTACCTACTGAGAATTCTATCTTTTCGATAGTATTTTCAGAAGCAGTTCTATCGAAGTCCAAGCCATCAATCTTAGTTGGCCAAACCTCTTCGCAGTGCCAAGTGTTAAGGATTGTTGTACCATCCTCTGCAAGCTCGTTTACTACCATTGTTTCCCAATAGTCTGATGGTACTAAACCACCACCCTGAATGTGATCCTGAGCAGAGAAAAGCCAATCCCATACCCAGGTATCTGATCCTGAAGTTACTTTTAGCTTTTCAATCTTGAGGTTGCCTACCTTTACTCGGCCTGCAGTCTTTACGTCTCGATTGATGTCTCCATGCTCTACCTGATCTACTGATATATCTGGTAAGTCACACTTCTGGCACAAGTAAGTGTTCAGAGGGTGTTTAGGAAAACTAATCGAGAACAGAAATTTCTTACGAGGGTTTTTAACTTTTGCTCCCATATCTAGTATAATTTAATTAATTTGAAGTTGAATTATTCACGGCCATAGTAATTGATTTACTAGCCTTTTCAAGAACTACATCTACGGTTACCTGTTGCATAGATACAACATCTTTGAAAGTAAATACTACATGGTATTTACCCTGTCGTACCTCTTCTTCAGTATTAACCTTCAGATCCTTCCATGAAGAAGCATCTTGATCACCTAACCATTTAGGTTCAGTGATAGCATGGGAATCAACCCAGTTACCAATGATAGGTTTAACCACTGCGTAGATGTCAGACCAAGTATTCCAGATGTTTGGCTCCTCAATGTAAGATTCGAGTATGGTTCTCAGGGTTTTCTTAATGTTAAGAATTAACCCGGTGTTTCCAATGAATCTGAATGAGTCATTCTTTACCTGAGAAGTAAAGTTATGCCAGAGCAGTGTTCGTTTGCCAAAGCTTGGAGTATCTTTTACTACGAAGATGTTTACGTAGTTGTTAGCCAAGGTCTCCAGGTCTTTGAATCTTGCAGGAGAACCAAAGTTAGGTACTACTGGACCACCAGCATCTGGGACTACTCCCCGATTTACACCGGCAAATGAATAGTTATACCCATATCCAGTAGCAGAAGTATCAGCCAAACCAAGGACTGTACCCAATACATCTGAGTTCTGTTGCAACCCGAATGAGTTTGAGTACTTTAAGCCACCGGCAAAGTAAGAGATCCACTTTGAGTGACCAATAGCAGACTGTAACTGCTGAGCAAGTTGAACTATACTGTCGAGTGTTCTAACAGTAACACCGTCTGAATCATACCAAGGAATTTCAATGAAGCCTCTGAACTCGTTGATTTCGTCAAGGATGGTACGTAAAGCAATGTATACTTTTACTGCCTCGGTATTACCAAGGTACTGATCTAAGTGAGATAGTATTACATTGTAGCTGTCGGTATAATCTTTGATATACTCCAATGCAGCAATCCACTGAGCAGATGTTGGTTTAGAGGTTTCAACTTCTCCAATAGTACCAGCAGCAGTAGCAGCCTTAATATCAACTGAGATAGCTGTACTTGTACCGTCTACTTTTGCTAACTTATTGAGGAACGCTTCGATTGATACTGATGTAGTTTCCTCTCCACTAGTATCAAGGTCCACCATAGCAATCTTGAAATAAGGGTTGTTCTGAATCCAAGAGGCCAAAGCCAAGTAGTCTACTGATGTGTTGTTGTTAGCATCCTGAGTTTTGAATGTAAATACTGGACCCATAATAATTGGCTGGCCACCAGCATTCACTACTTCATAACCAAGGGTGTTATTTACTACTGCAAACTTAACACTGAAAGTTTTATCAGTACCGATTGCTTCACCTGCTCTACGAGTAGTGAGTTTAACTCCAACTACTTTGTTATCTACAGTAATAGTGAAGCAAGGTTTTCCAGTATTAACCTGACCGTTTGTAGAACCCGGCCCAACCACTCGAATGATTCTTAGCTTAGAGCCTCGTTCAAGAGCAGCCTCTATATTAGACTTTGACCCATTAGGTACTAGCTCTTCACCAAACTCTCTTTTGAACTGAGTTACTGAAGTGATTAATACAGAAGGATCTAGTACTGGGCCTTTAGTAGTACGGGCCAGTACTGTTGATACTCCTTTCTGAGGAGTACTTACTTCAACGTTATTGTTTACAAAGTTGAAGTCAATCTTTGGTGTACTAGGCATGTTTTAATGTTTTAATGTTTTTAATTAACTTAATAAATATTACTGAGTATCGTTATAAGCCTCCAACGTCAAGGTTTATACTGCTTATAGAGCTGCCCAATAAAGCAGATATATCCTTTATTGGCTCTAAGATATTCTTAGTACTCTTAGGATAAATCAAACCATCAACAACTTGGTAGGTATATACTTTCTCTAGAATACCCTGTGTAAGATCTGGCATATCATAGTAGTTACCAACCTGTATGAATAGATTGCCACTTGATTGTATACCTCCTTTCTTCCACTCCTCAATATCGTTTAGATATGGCTTTATATAACCAACAGCTGGTAAGGCCTTATACATTATCTCATGCAGAGTTCTCATCTGGGCCTGAGTAGTAGCTACTAGATGTATATCAAGTAGGGTATTCTTAGTAGTAAAATCGTATTCTACTGTTTGAAAACCATCCTTATCTCCATCGGATCTCTCTAGCTCATACTTGTTCAACCCAATATCTCCAGGATAGTAGGCCTTTAGTTCTACGGTTATCCTTGGAGTTTCTTTTGCACCTCTAGAGTGATTATTACCTATACCAAAGATGTATATGAAATCTTTACCAATTAATTTCTTGTCGGCCTCATAAGCAGCTAAAGTACTCTCGGTAGGTTTCCCATTTACAAGGTACTTGTCTGGGTCTATAGTTAAACCTTTATTCAAGGCCTCATACAGCAATGATATGTAAAAAGTTCTCTCGATTATCTCTTCAGATGTTACCATAATTGATATTATTAGCGATTCGAAGGAATATACTCTACTGGTATAGTCTTAACTATTTTGCCACCAACCCTTACAACTAAACGCTTCCTTGTTTTTATACTGTTAGCCAGTACTTCTGATTTACTCGGGAATCTACTTATATTTACCCTTTCATCTTTAACTTCAGTATGTTTAGCTTTCAAGATAACCTTAACTTGAGCATTACCGGTACCTGAGGTTTTGTTAACTGAAAAGTCTATGTCGAAGTGACCTTCGTTAGGTTTTACTACGTCAAACTCATATTCTGGTACTACACTGGAATCATTAGTATTATTTTCCACTGTAGGTGTATCCTTAAATTCATTATTCATAAGTAGCCTCGTATTTTATGCCTTATTACTTTTATTATCTCTTGTTTAAACTTATCTTTACCTCCGACTGATTGGAATAAAGGAGCCCACAGGGGTCTTGGTGGTAGTTTACCAGTATCATCTCCATACTCTAATAGCTTAGCAACATTACTTAAACTAATACCGAATTTTCTACCATCAGGTCTAGTTTTAATAGTAGAGCTTGGTACACCAACATAAATGTTCCTACCTCTACGACGTACTCCTATAGCATGATAGTACTGAGATGACCAGTATAGTAAAGTATGTTGACCATACCTTTTGATAGTAGCTTCAGAGTGTGGTGGCCAGCTTACCCCAGAACCAGTTGGAGGTATTCCTCTACTAAGACAAGTTCTTGCCATCTTAGCAAGCCTTTCACCAAACTTATTTGCAGATTCTACATACGAACTAGTTAGTATATCTGGCATTGACTTTAGTAAACTAGTAGCTTTAGCTTGCTGAGACTTGTTTACATATATCTTAAGATCACCTAAAGCTGTAGGTAATGTTATACCAAGTGATGGCATGTTATTTATAATTAAAGTATCTACTACCTAATATTCTAACAGATGTGTAATACAAGGTAGCTATGAAAATTAGGTTTAACGTTTTCATAACTGACAGGTTCAGCTTTGTAGCTTTTATTACACAATTTAAGAACAGTCTGGTGTCTGCTTTCTTACGATCATGCTTATTACCACCTATATCATAGTCATCATCATGTATACAACAGGCTGTATAAAATAGATCTGCCTTCGGCGGTTTATACATCTTAAGTATACCTTTTTGACACCCACAACCTTTACTCATAGATAGCCTCCTTCCCGTATATACCCCAATCTATAGAGTTCTTTACACTCAAACCATATTCAATACAGCTCTGAATATGTTTCAAGGTTTTTAGGAAGAATTGACCCAATTCATCTTTTGTGGTGAAGGTATAAAGGTCAAGGTTTTCATCAGTACCAAACTTAAAAGTTTGTGGTAGTACTGCGTCTCCAAACATTTGAGCAGCATTAACTGCAGCACTGTAGTTAAACTGATTTTCCTGAGATAACCATACACTGTGATTTACTCCTTTCGGGTCGGTATATACAAATGATGAAAGTATACGATTATCAGTCTCATGATTAATAAGCTCGTATAGGTCTTTTTTAACTTGTTCTAGTGTTGGTCTACCATTATATTTAGTATACCAATACTCTACGTTATTACTCTCTTTAGTACTACTTATACTACCAGTATCTACTGGGAAGTATAAGTAGTACACATCTGCCATATAATCTGGTAGCCAAGGGTTCATACCTTGGCTACCGAATGTTTTTTTCCACTTGGAATTTATCATAATCAACTATAGTTACACTCCTTACTTTTGATAAATTAATGTTAGGGTATAGGGTATTCTCGTTAATAGCTCGACCATACGTAAATACGGTTTGAGTACTAGTATACCAATGGCCAAGTACAGATATCCAAGCTTTACCAGTAGGTGTAGAACCACTCTCTGCTCCGAAATAAGCATTTGTCTGTTGTGAGTAGTCAGTACCTGCAAATAGAGGTAAACAGTACTTGCCCCACCTTACATACTTAGTTCTAGTACGATAAGAATTATTACCGTTTATGAATTCTCTAAATCCTTCATAGAAATTCTTTATAAGACCTTGTATGCCTAAGGTAATATAATTTTGGTCATTACCCACTTGACTAAAGTAACCATCATAAGGTACAACTTTATACATAAAAGTATATCCAAGTAGTTTAGGTTTAGATAGTCGCCTATTACCAGTTAGTATAGATAATCGTACAAGGTGAAACCATATTGTACAACTGAAGTTTTCAAAACCGCTATTTTCTACAAAATCAAACCCGTAATTCATATCCTGATTAAAGGATTTGGAAAACTGGCTACCGTTACTGTTATATCTAGAAATATCCTTGCATTCTATATTATTATCAATGTAAGTAGCAGGTCCAATAGACATAAGGCGTTCATCGCATCTCAGCCACTCAGGTTCCATATCAACGATCCTATCAGACTTAGACCCTACAATAGCATCAGAATTAGATACGTCGTCATTTGACATAGTAACGTATAACTGAGTTGCACCTGCTGGAACATTGACGATTATATACATTCCAGTTGGAGTTAAATCTCCAGCACTACCTCTAATAAACTTATCACCGCTAGTGTTAAATGGCATAACATTACCGGAATCATCGGTAAAACAAGAATTAGTTTCTGGAACTACATAGAACCTAACCTGCTTATAACCAGACACGTTAACGTTTAATACTGAATTACCCGTTGAACTAGTTAAACTGATTATACTACTGTCAGAAACTGCTTTACCAGCTTTAGTACTAGTAGGCTGTAATACTTTAGTAGAACTATGTACTGAAGGTTTCTCTTTATTAGTAGAAACAAACAGGTAGTTCTTCCTGCCAAAGTAATCATTAACACCCTTATACCAATATCCTGGCTCATACATCATTACATGGCCATCTTTATCAAGAGTGTTTGGTTTGTCCACATTGTTCAACGGGAACTCAAAGGTCTGATCGGGTATCTCTGCCATTCTAACATCCTTGTATGAGTATTCAGCTTTTTGATTACTGATCAACACCACCTGCTTTTTTCTAGCATTGAGAATCTTAGCAACATGGCCACTTGGTTTATACTCTGTAGCAGGGTACCCAGTATCATTGTCCATGTTATATACATTAGTAGCAACTGGTGTATCCATGTACATGTAGATACCCGTATACTCTGGTTGTCTCAAATCCAGCTCATTGAAGTATGAAGATAGTTCATCGAACTGGCTCTTATCCATATACTTGGTAAGTTGGTATTTACCTCCCATAGTACAATGCCCGCTAACTGTATTACCATCTGAGTCTAAGCCGCCCAATCTTGCATCGTAGAAATCCTTTAATTCTCTACCATCACCCTCAGCCTCTAAGTTAGATATTCTAACGTACTTGAGCGAATGGTTTGGAGTATTAAACAGCTCTCTTACTAAAGCTATACTGTCGATACCCTTACAATTCTCTACCCATACACTACTTATAGAAGCTATATTATCGAATATTATACCTGAACGTTTCAAGTTTGGTAGATTGCGTAATACTAACGTTTTATAATTAGCAGGTAGATGTAAAGACTTAATCTGTGCACCATTTGCTAAGTTCATAGTAGACAATGCTGTACATCCTGTAGCATTGACTTCCTCTATCTGTTCACAACCAGACAGGTCTACAGATGATAGCATTGTATAGTTACGCATATCCAGATGTTTCAGCATAGGTAACTTATTACCAATTACCAACTCTGTCAGAGTATAGGTAGAACCCTCTTTACCAAGTATGAGAGTATCTAGCAAAGGCATTTTTGGAAGACTCAAATCAGTAAAGCCACCCCATGAAGATAGGTCTAAGTTCTTTAGTACTTCACCTCCATAGAAATGGAATATAGTACCAATGTTAGCCATCTGATCGTATGTATACGACCAAGCCGTATTTTTACTTACCTTTCGGTGATCCAATACTGCAGCCTCACGTACAAAAGCAAAGTAGAAATCCTTTGCAGGGATAGCCTTTATGGTTGCTCCTGCAGCACTGTTACCCTTGAAGGTTAAGTCTGTTAGTGAGTACTTACCAGTATTATACCTTGCGTCAAACAAAGATGTACGATTCGTTAGCCACCAATGTCTGTGAGCTTTTCTACTACCCTGTAACATCTCAAGGTAAGAGTACTTCTGATTGGTTACTGAACCGCTCTTGATTACCTCTACTCCCTTAGTTTTAGGCATTATATACTTATGAACCATGTCCATATTATATATACGCTCGCAGAATTTGCTACTTTGCTCGTCGTCTAGTATACTTAAAATATACTCATCAGTAATCTTTGCTCTTAAACGCTTGTAACTCTTTGACAGCTCATTAGTAAGGGTTTGCCTTACTAAATTCCATAGCACACTGTCGTGTCCAGCATAAGCATATACTGTCTTGGTTGAGGTTGATAATTCTGGGTCTATAGTGTTTTCATCCAGATCCCAGTTATACTTCAATCTACCGTCATTACGTACACCAAGGATAGTATCATTATCGTAGAATATGAAGTAACCAAGTACCTTTCCAGTCTTAGGGTCATAGTAGAAAGCTAACATACAGTTCTTAACTTTCTGATCTACACAACCGAATATCTGGGTAACCATCTCATAGTCACATAGATAGTCAACATCAAAGTAATCGGCTACCTCTGCCTTAAACTTAGTTGGGTTGCCCTTACAGCTATGAACCCACTTTACCAATCTCTCGAGGTACTTAGGTTTCTTAGTACCAGCTTCGTACTCTGCATTAATGGCTGCATCATCTGGGAATCTGGCTTCCCATACTTTCATCCATTTAGGTTTACCATCGGTATCTTTTGCATCGAAGTCTGACTCTAAGAACTGGCCCATTGGATAGTCGTTATTTAAGAACTCCCAGCATTCAGTAGGATTCTTACCACCAAACTTATCCTGAACCCATACAGCATCATGGTATCCAAGTATATCTCTGAAACCGAATACCTCTTCAGTAGACTTATCATTGTTGAAGTTAAACTTACCCATAAAGATAGGCGTATCAGTTGCAGTAGCCCGATAAAATAATAGGCATGGGAAACCATCGACTGTGGTTCTTACATCGTATTGATAGTCCTTTGACTTATGTTTTTGTGGGGGAGTTAAGTCACCTACACTAGTAAGTACTTCATTCACTATTCTAGCTAAACCAGTATTATGAGAAGAAGAAGATTCTGCAGAGTCTGCCTTCAAACAGAATACCTTAACTGGAGCAGCTGCTTTATTTGACTTACTAGCCTTACGCAATGAGTACTTACCGCTCTCCTGTAATACTCCACCAATACCTTTATCATCACAACCAGTGTATAGTTGTCCAGGTTTCTTATTAGCTCCATAGGTATATATCCTATAATTCTTTGTAGGATATGCTAAAGAAGAAGTACCCTGTAATGATACACAGCCACCAACTATTCTGAAGCTAAGAGATTTATCCTTCTTATTGATGAAGAGTATTTCATCAACGTCATACTTAGTCTTCTTATTGTTATTTACTGCTGCCTGTTGTAAAGTTGCAACTCCATTAGGCTGCTTACCGGTTACTATCACATAAGGCAAGTAGTCTGGCAATTTATCCAAGGATATATTACCGCTATCATCCAAGATATCGTTGTACTTGTACTTAGCTAATACCTCGTCTACAGTATTTAAGTCTGAAATGTATAACTCTAACATCTGAGTTTCAGTAAGATAGTTAGAGTAAGCTCTCATACCATATACATCTAGTACGCAAGTATCACTACCAATAGTAATGTTCTTTGGATCATTTTGATAGATACTATCTCCGCTACCTCTCTGTACTGCTCCAGATAATATACCATTTACATACAAGTAAAGCATATTATCATTCTCTACCTCCTTAGGAGTACTTTGAGAATTAGCTGATGGATAAGCAACGAAGCCAACGGTATACTCTTCGCCTTCTGCAAATTTAGTACTTACTTCACTACCACCATTACTTACCAATTTAGCCTCTTGAGCAGTAATAGTAAAACCAGTACCATCAGCAGTGTCAACGCAGCTTATTACATTTGCACTAGTATCTGATACATTGCTAACTTTGAAATGTACTATAAAGGTGAAAGCTCCAGTAGGGTTATTGTTAGGTCTCATTAGGGGTTTGAAATTCACCTCTGCTCTAGCCGAGTTACTCAACCTAAGAGCACCGTTTAACCAACCATCTCCACCAAACTTGAAGTTAGATAACTTAGTAGTTATATCTTTATAAGTCCATTCTGTTCTGTTTACATCGCTATTGCTACGGCCATTTGCTGACAGGTTAAAAGTAAGGTTATCAGTTGGTTCCTCGATATTGATACTTGAGTCTCCAACGTTTACAGTATAATTATATGTAGTAGTACCACACTGTATCTTGCATTGTACATTTCCAGAAACGTTTACTTTTCTTTCTATGGAAGTACGTACAAAAGCTACTTTGGTAGAAGATACAACTGTTTCACCTTCTGTAATCTTAACATTGGTGGTTGGCTCTAGTGGGTTATATGCAGCATACTGAATAGTATAACTTTCATACTTCTTTGACTGAACATAAGGCCTTGAGCCTTTGTTTATAATAGAGCCATCAGAATAATCAAACCTTGTAGCTATAATTGGAGCGGTGTTACCTAATTCTCTAACGGCTAAGTCAAAGTATATGCTATTACTCTTTATAACACCACCAGACTGCTCTAGTTCTGCAACTAGTTGTACTGAATGAGAACCATGGGTCATGTTATTGGTTGAAACCCTAACTGATCCGTTATAATTACTAGTAGATATATTACGGTCTTCTACATCTACACCGTCTATGTAGCAACGTAGAGTTTTCTGTCCACTACCGGATAAACCAAATGGTATACTAACCTCATCACCTCTATTGATTACACTAGCAATATTGAAAGATGAAGATAGGATTAACTGAACTACATTAACTGTCCAAGCTATCTGGGATACTTGCTGCTCAGTACCTTCACCAACGGTTACCTTTACTCTTACAGTATTACTACCTACACTCACTAGATCTGTAACGTCTATAGTGTTTGAACTACCTGCTACAAGTGTCTTCTCTATGGTGCGTACATTTACACCATGACTAACAGTGATAGTAGCATTACCTTGGTTACCAGTAGTAACATTATTAGTAGTGTCTACATGATCATAGTTAAATGTTAGGTTAATGGTATCACCCAGTTTAACTGTTGGGTTGCCTGAGATTCTAGTAAGTACAATCTTATTTGTTTGTACATTACCGCCTCCACCTCCAGTAAACTGATCTGAGGTACTAAGCACATTACCTTCACTATCAAGCAATGATATTGAGTAAGCTTTGTCAGATCCAGAGCCAATTTCGTTTAACTGCAATGATACACCAAAGTTTTTTCTAATTCTCTTAAGCTCTGCAGCTACTGCTCGGTTCTGTATTGGGTTAGTACTAGTTTCACTTATTGAGTCATCTGTTTCTGTAGATGGCATGATTAAGTGAATTGTTCCATCTGTATCTGGTGATATCTCTTCCTGATTACCTCCCTTTGATACCACTACCTTTTTAACAGTACCAGTGCCACCTGCAGTAAATTCTACTGAAGATATAACTCCACCAGAACTGTTTAACAGCTTAAGCAATTTACCAGTAGCAGTGTCTTCTACAGTGATATTTGATACTGCTTTATTGCTTAAACCACTTATTGCTCTAGCAATAACTGAATTAGCTACTGGATTACCAGAAGTATCATCTAGTGACTGGTCTACAACAGTCTGTGGGATTTCTATATTTAGGTCTACATTACCATAGCTATCTGGAGTTATATGTGTTCCACCAGCTATAGATATAGATTTTACTTTTCCACCACCAAATGTAAAAGGTTCTGATGTACTAAGTACACGGCCAGCCGTGTCAACCAATGATATACTGTAAGACTTATCCTGACCGTTTTCAATGGTATTAAGCCTTAATGAAGCACCAAACCTTTGTTTAAGATCCTCAAGTGCTTTAGCGATTACCGAGTTTTGTACTGGGTTTGCACTATTACTGTCTAGTGCACCATCTACGGTTATATTGGTATTACTACCACCTGACCCAGAAGTTGAAGCAGATAATACCTTAGTCCAAAACTCGTCTATGGTGCCCGTAAAACCGTATTCACAAGCATCATCATAGTACCCTTGGAGTAATCTCTGGTCTATCTGTTCACATGTGTAGTATCTACTAACGTACATATTATAAACTCCTTAAGTTAATATTATTACTGAATAAAGTTGATTGAGGTGTTATTATCCTTCTTTAAGATAATAACATACACTAAAGCTTCATCTTTAGCTTGAGCTACTTGGGTATTACCCGAGGGTCTATAGATCTGACCGTTTATTATAAAACGATCTTCTGCCCAGTTCATAAGAATTTGGTATGCTCCATTACCTAAATCTTGGTAATATTTACCTCCCTCCAAATTCTTAAGATAATCTTGAGATATTAAAATAGATAGGTTCTCATTATCCTTTTCTCCAGAAACAGTACCATCATTGATAGGCCAGTTTCTAAAGTAGTTGTAGAAACAAAGTACTTCTATATCTACCTTAATATAGTATGGGCCATCATCTTCTCCATGTGATAAAATCTGGTCAACATGTCTAGCCCATACTATAGATTGCCTACCGGCATCCATATCTAAGAATGCCTTTACATGTTTCTTATATCTATCCCAAGATTTATTAGTAACGAAATGTTTACCTTGCTTAGTCATAGTTAACCTTTAGATACTATAGTGAAGTCATCACCTGTTGATATTGGATAAGTAGGGTTAGGTCCACCTAATAAGGTTGGTACTCTACGATTTACTACATCTGGCATTACAGGTATCAATGGCTTATCACATATTGGTAAGAAGATCTCTAACCTTGAAGCCAGCATACAGATGTTCTGTCTAAGTAAATCAATTGACCCACCTGGCTTAAGAGCTGTAGTGTAATGTCTAACCAAACTTGATGTAGAATCAGTTACCGTATCATAATACTCTACCTCAGTTGGTCCAGTAGTAATACGTTTAACCCTATCTCCTCTAGCAGAATCGTTAGGATCTTCATCAGTACCTGGTACCTTCGATTTTGAAGAAGTTATTTCCCGTACATAATTACCAGTTCCACTTAAGATGTTTAATACCTTTACATAAAGATAGTCAAACGCAGCCAATTCCATTATTAGCTGATTCTCTAGTCCTTCATAATACAACTCATTGTTATATTGCTCAAGTGGAATTTCATTTTCACTAGAACGTACAACTAGTGGTTGAAGATATAACTGCCACTTATTAATGTGTAAAGCCTTCTCTTCATAGGTCATTGATTTAACTAACTCCTCAGGTATATAATAATCTATCAGATTATATATACTGTCTGTTAAGTGGGTTTTAACCACATCTGATACAAGAACGGTTTTAGTTATTTCTCCGATTACACCATCAGTAGAGTTTTCTAATTTTAGGGTTACGTGATATATACCTGCCCTACTGTATGTATGTGAAGGAGTCTTTTTATCGGCTTCTATCTCTGTATCATCACCAAAGTCCCAACTAGGTGTTGAGCTAGCTGGGACTTTAGATAATAATTGGAAATTAGCAGTTAGACCTTCAGTTAAAACTTGAAAGTCTATTTTCATGTGATCTACTTTTTATTTGATGATTCAACCTCCTCAATTACTGCTTCAAGGATAGTTTCAACGGTATCATCTTTCTCAGCAGTAATACCATACTTCTCAGAAGCAACAAGGGTTATTTCCTCAAGTGTAAAGGCTTTAGCAATCTTTGAATTCTCCATGCCTTCTGAATGTAACTTCAGAAGTTTAGAGTTCAAAGCCTCTGCTCTCTCATCATTGATATCCTCCTGAGTTTCTTCCTCAGTTACATACTCAAGATGACCTGCTGTTAAAGCTCTACGTACCTTAATGGAATTGAGCTGAGAAGGTTTTAACTCCTTAACCTCTCCTTTTGATATTTGAATACCAAGAGAAGCATCATAGAAACTGTAAGCATCAGGACCAAGTGTTACCTTGCGTCCTGAGCTTTTAGTGTTTGATTTTTTACCCATAATTTTCTTGTTTGAATTTTAATAACTTGATTTAAGACTTAATAGTCTAATCAAGATTAACAGACAAGAATGGGTCAATGTTCATGAATGCTGGGAAGCCGTTAGTAGAGAACTGCTTAGTAGAGTCAAGCAACAGAGCAGCATCATGATACATCTTGCAGAATCCAGTGGTAAGTGAAGCATAGGTTGCCTGAGTCTGGTTTGAAACGATTCGCTCAGACTCGAGCATAAGCTCCTTAGCTGTAAGCTTAATCAGTGCAGCAGAGTTATCCACCAGCAACAACTGATTGTCTGGAGTATTAGGGTGAATCCAGAAGTTAGCCTGGTTTGGAACTGGACTCTTAACGTTAAGAGTAGCGTCAGTAGTACCCTGCTTACGTTCCTTAAACTCCTTGAGATCCAACATCTCAATAGCCTGATCTTCACCACCGATGATGTTCTGGAAGTTACGTCCGAGACGAGAACCACGTACCCAAAGACGTAACAAGTCCTTGTACTGAATACCCTGAGAGGTATTACGTACTCCAATTACTGGAGCAGATTCAGCACCGTTTGACATGTTACCATTGATAAGTACATCCATGGCAAGTGAATCAAGAGCATAGCCCAACTGAATACCAAAGTCACGGAGGTAGATACCAAGAACGTCAATTGAAACGTAGTTACGAACTTCGTCTGTAAGTTTGAAACCCTTACCAATCTTGAAGATTGATACAGACTTCTCACCGTAGCTGATATCACCAAGTGGGATAGTCTCTGCCTCGTTAACCTTAGCTGGAGCAGCATCTGACATGTTGATGTGTGGCATAGTAACCTTGAGATTACTTACCTTCTCGTCATGTGCAATAAGGTTAGGATAGAAAGGAGCCTTACGGATACCAGATACGATAGCAGTACGGATGATCTCAGGAATCAACCAACGAACTGACTGATCTGGCATAGTGAACAGATTCTCTACGGTAGTCATTCGTGGGTTAATGCCCAACTTATCGTAGTAGTCATCGATTGAAATACCGTACTTCTCCTTCACCATCTCAGCCAGTGAGATATCGCAGCATACGTTATTCTTAGTACCAGTACGAGCAGAGTCCATGAACTTCACCATCTCAGGGAGTTCTTTGATAAAATCTGCTGATTTGTAATTTTCAATATTTACTTTTGACATGATTGTTGTTTTAAGGGGTTACTTACTTATCGTACCAATACTCGTACGACCTCATTAGCATTGGTAGCTTCAGTGATAGCAATGAAGTTTGTTGGGTCTGTAGACTTTGTTACTTCTACAAAGTGACCAGACTTTACCTGACCAGTTGGTTTAACATAGCCTGGCTTCAGAGCAGCATTGGATACATAGTTACATGTAGCATAGGCTTCAACCATAACGGTTACCTCTACTGGGAAGTTACGTTGACCCTGATAAGCAGGGTTCTGGTTGTCCGTTACTGCAATGCCAAGGTATACCTGACCTGTAGCTGCAGTATAAGGGATAATCTCACCAGCGTTATTGATAGCTACTGGCATACCTTTGATGATATTCTCACCATTCTTTACACAGAAAGCCTCGTGTAATTTATGAGACTCGCTTTTGTAAATCACTACTCGAGGAGTCTTCTCCCCCATAATAGTCATTGGAGTTTGTTCCATACTCATAATAAATTTATATGATTGTTGTTATTTACTCAGCCTTATAACGCTGTTTGTTTCTCATAATGGTTGAGAGAGCAGCATCAGTGCTCTTTACCTCACCGTTCTCCTCAGTAGACTGTTTTGTTGGTGGCTCTGGATCTGAAGCAGAAGAAGCTCTGCTTACATCAGTTGAACCGCACTTAGTACAGTGCATTGGGTATAGCTCTTCCAAACGAGCCTCATAAGACTTGTTCAAAGCCTCCAACTGAGCTGGACCAGTTGTTTCACTGTTAAGCATTGTAAGGATAGGGTCAGCCTCATCGAACTTATCACCTTGCATCTTACGATAGTTTGCAACAGCAGTTTCACGAAGCTTAGTAACATAAGTAGTACCAATCTCTGCCTTAGCTGTAAGAGAAACTTTCTCAGCCTCGAGGTTAGTTACCTGCTCTGTTAAAGAAGCAACTTTACCCTCCAAATTGTTTACCTTCTCTGATAAGCTTGCCTTCTCAGAGACCATACCTGAGATGAGTGAGAGAGCCTCTTCTACTGAAGCCTCTTTCCCATCAGAAAGGACAAGCATATCTTTACCGAAAAGCTTATCCAAGAATTCTTGAAGTTCTTTGTTCATTTGTGAATTACTTGTTTGTAAGTTATTATTTATAATACCTTGAGTATCGTTCTTTTTCTCTTGATAGTAATCGGTATCTTGCTTCATATCGAAGAAAAAGAAATCCTTCGACTTATTACCAGAATACTCACTGAATGAGCTCCAGGTTTTATGAGCAAATGCTGGGTTTACTATTTGACCATCTTCTCCAACCTTTTGAGCAAAGCTGTCTGCTCCATGTGATACTAGTGAAGTTTCCAGATATCTTACTACATCAGTAGCTACTCTACAGATTAAGTTACCCTTATCATCATAAGTACCGAGTTTATTGTAAAACTCTTCATCACTTAATTCAGGGTGAGACTTATCCCATCTGAATTGTATAGTTACTGAGTTACTATGGATAGATGGAGGGTCCATCAGTATACCTCTTGCAATACGAGGGTTAGCCTTACCATCAATCTTAAGTACTCCGTTTATACCAGCAGGGATCTTAAAACCTTCCTTAGTCTCATAGGCCTCTTGCCATAGTACTTTAGATACTGCTCCAATAGCATTACCAACATCAGTACTATGATCACAGTTTACTGTTTGACCAAGTAACATTCTCATAGAATTACGAAGAACGTTATCTTTACTGAAGTCTGTTGGGTTCCAATTTTTAGATACTATAGTAGCAGACAGAAGTCTGAACATAGGAGTAATAAACTCCTTATCCTGAGGAGTAAGGTCTTTTACATCAAGTTCTGGATAGTAAGTATGATAATTTAGGTCATTACCAAATAAACCAAATGATTGAACTGATTCTTTACTAGCTTCTCTCCATGAGAATAGGTTATCATTTAACCTAAGTAAGTTATCATCATCATTGTTTACATTATCCGGTATATCACCGAGCATAATGGTATGCCCTTGACCAATCACCATCTGAGATAGATGACTGGTATTTCTTGTAGTTACTGGTTTTTTCATCTTGTTTTTACGTTTTGATCTCCTCTCTTAGGATTAACCTTTGACTTATCCCTTTGTCTACGAGCAGATTTATTTTTAGTATTCTTGTCATCATCCTCGTCTATGAGCTGTTTACCATTACCAGCTTGTTGATCTATTGGAACTCTTGGCTCATCCTGATCTGGTGTATCATAACCCATAGCCTGAGCATACTGTTGTAATGATATAATACCATCCCTATATAGGGCATTAAGATTCTGAACCTTGTACTGATTTGCCTGTTGAATCTTAACATCATCAGATACTGTAGCAGGGTACCAAGTAATGGTTATACCTTTTGGGTTAAACCCAGCAAGTACAAGTTCTAAATTGTATAAGAACTCAAGTACATAACCAATAGTCCTCTGGATATTCTTTAATTGAGCCAGAAGAGTTGATAAACTTACTCCTGCTCCACCTTCAGTATTAGCAGTAGTAACGCCAATAAGAGAACTGTTTATACCTAAACCATTAGCTACTGATTGTTGGTTCATAGTCCAAGGTACATCTACGTTAGCCATATCCTTTGTAGTGGAATTAAGCTTAAACTCATGATCATCCTTGTAACCAACTACTAAGCCATCCTTCATACCTTCTTTCAAACGTAACTTCATTCTCCTTAACTCTCTATCGAGTCGGGATTGATACTTTTGAACGTTCTCATTCGGTTGTATATCTGGCTTTTCCATTAAGGCTTCCATAAAGCCTAACATACCGGCATTCTCCATAATATGCTTTAGATTAATCTTCATATCAGACTGAGTCTTAAGTGAATCTAAAGCAGACATGAATGGAGGTATTCCGTATGGCTCATCAGTATCATTATAATACCCTACATATTTATATGTTCTGGTATTTAATTTAATGAAAGCCTTATCGGGGTCTGTTTGGTTTAAGTTTCTTTGATAGGGTTGGTATACACCATCATTCTCTCTTTTGAAAACGATGTTATCTGGTTTTACAAATACTATGGTTGACAGACCGTTAAGCTTACTATTTGGTACTCCCTCTATTGATAGAGCTCCACTTACCAACAGTTGCACTGCCATCTTATTTACATAACCATCTATACCCGCCATACAGTTTGACCACCTTTTTGTACTTTCAGAAAGATGATCTCTCATCCTATCAGCTTCTTTATCTGTATTATTAGGGAACTGTACTCGATGACCAGTATTTATTAACTGGAACATATCCTGTAGAGCTTTACCTACATCTGGGTTAACCTTATATAGATCTCTTATGAGCTTTATAATCTCAACCCTAAATGATGGATTAACTGTCTTAGAAAAGTCAGTTAGTGATAGCAAGTTACTGTTACTTAAACTATCGTCAGGTACTGATACTCTACCAGGCTCTATACCAGTAACCGTTGGCCTTGTACTAGCCTTAGCCTCCTGTATCTGTGGAGGTTGACTCTTAGTTACTGATATGTTGAAACCTAATATTTTCATAAGTGTAATTGTTACGCCATTATTACTGCTGATAATATACCTATTATATCAGCCTTTAAGTCATTATTGTCTAATAAACCGTATGATTTCTTATCACGGATTTCTTTCCAATAACCTAAAGCAAATACTAATACTCCAGCTATAAGCTTTGCCAGTAATGTTGGTATTAGTAATTCTAGTAATCTGATTAGTATAAAACAAGAAAGCAGACAAGCTTCAAAATGAAGATGCTTGTCTGCTCCTATTTTACCTAATTGATTACCCAGTTTTACAACATAATGGTACATAGGCCAATAGTTACTGCTGAAAGGGCTACACCGATAGCAAGTCGACCAACTGAGAAAGCCTCATGCTTGTATGAATGATGCAGATACTCTGCCACCAAGTTCAAAACTAACATGATACAACCAGAGATAAGCCAAGACTTAGACTCATACTGTGAAATACCCATGAACAACATTGAAGCAAAGATTGCTCCAAGATAATAAAAGATGTTATAACTCTTCATATTTTATAAAATTAAGTTGGTTGAACAATAACGTTATTTCTACCTTTCCTTATATGATTGGTTATGGCTTTGCCCATGATATCATCATCAGCAAATACGTCCTCTGATAAAGCGTCCTCACCATCGGAATTAGCCTTATGTTTACCCATTGCTACTGGACGATTGAAACTATCATATATGAAAGTCTTAGATTCGTATATGAAGAATGGGTCCTTTATAATCACATCATCATTACGAATATCTTCTTCTAGTCCATTTATAATAACAGACCTATTTTTTCCAGTAGTAAGCCAACCAGGAGCCTTATCAACTTCAGGTCTAGACTTACCCTTTTTCTTAATCATCTTCTGATAGTAGTATAGCTTTGGATAACCCTCTGTTTGTAACATAGAGGTTACTGCTAAACCAACATCATTAGACTCCGGAGCAAGAGTAGCCCAGTTAAATAATTGACCGGTGTCTCCTAATAACCTTGCATACTTTTCAATAGGCATTCTACCTTTATATACTACCTGTTCTTCACCATCTTTATCCATACAGGTAAATGATGAATAGTCAGAAGCTCTACCAGTTGCAACGTCTGCTCCTATAAAATAAGATCTAGTTTCGTCTGGTAAATTAAATTGCAAGTACTGTCCATTATATCTGCGTTTAATTACTGGGTAGTCAGATAAACAATCTTCAATAGCTTTGATATCCATAAGATCAAATACGGAATTACCAGAGCTTAAGAAGTCTCCATCAATCTCTTGGGCAGTACGTTTTGGACCGAGGTTCTTTGACATTACATTATACCATTCTTGATCTCGTTCTGGGTGCATTTCCCAGAACAGTCTTATGGCATTGAAGTTGTTACCTCCAGATATAGCATCTTGCCAAGTCTTATAGTAGAATCCTTGAGATCCATAAGGTGTACTGTTAACGATAGCACTACCACCAGTTGATAGAGTTGGTAGAGCTGCTGCCCAGATCTGACCTGCCCATCTTACAATAGCTGCTTCATCTATAACTAACAGTGATAGAGATTCTGAACGACCTGCCTCTGATGATGTAGGTATAGACTCTATGAAAGAACCATTCTCAAACTCAATCATGGATGAGCTACCATATTCTCCGGGTCTACCATTTATGATAGGAACTTGCATATACCAAGGCAAGTTCTTATACATAAACTTAATCTTCTTAAGAACCTTCTTAGCTGTTGTGTCTTTGATAGAAATAATGTTCACCTTCTTATTTGGGTGGAACATAGTTAACCAAAGACAGTAAGCAGATATAAGCTCAGTAATACCAGCTTGTCTAAACTTCAGAATGATATTAAATCTCTGTAAGACAAACTGGTATAGTACAGCTTTCTGGTAAGGATATAAGTCAAATCTAACTTTACCTCTTACTGGATGTATAAGCCATAAGAACGTAGTAAAGAAGAAAACATCCTTGCTAACTCCAGCTAGATTGGATATTTCTTCTTTAGTTAGTCCTTGTGTTGATACGTCTATTTTTACTTTAGCCATTTCCCAAACTTATAAACAACTTCTAATTCGATATCAGTTGTAATATTAGGATCTAATCTTGGATCTCTATTTAGGGAGATACCAAGGTTATAATCTAATTTCCTGGTCTTGAATGATACTCCAGGTGTTACCGAAAAAGTTTTATGAAAGATACCATACTTAATTGACGTGTATGGTTGAATGTATAGCTGGCTAGTTTTACTTCTAGTGAATCCTTCTGGAGTCCAATTATATTTATATCTTTCCAAATCAATTGAATAATCTTTGGACTGATATACATTAGCTGCTTTGTTATAACTGGTGAACCTTGCCTTATTCCTATCTAACAGTAATTGAACTAGTGAATCTTTAGAGGAGCCGAAAGCTCCAAGATCAGTTGAGATAAAATCTCTGAAGTAATATTCACTTTGGCAAAGTTTTCCTTGATCCTTGGCAGACGGGTGATTAGCCATTGAATCATTGGTTGAGGATCCTGTAGAAGAGTGACCGTCAATTTTGAAACCGTTACTTTTACTTCCTGACTTGAAGTCTTTCGTACTCCAATAAAGAATGTTGTCTGGCATAATAGCCTGACTGTACTTAGGAACTTCCTTAAAGCTATCTTCAGTGGTTGATATCTTAGTTTGTTGCTCACCTGAACTACCGTTGTTGGTTTTGGTTATAACTGATACCGAAGTGGGATTGAGCTTCGGCTCATAACCAGATAGCTTTTTACCGAGGAAATAATTCCTGAAGCAAAGGTATATAGTTGCTACTAGTAAAATCAGGATAGCCAAATTCTTCAGTAGATCTTTCAAATTTGAACCAACATATCTACCTTCATCTGAATAGTATCTGTGGATGTACTGTTTAAGTTTTTTCATATTCGAATAAAATTACAATGAACATAAACACTGAGGAGCTAAGCTCCTCAGTCTAAACGAGGCGTAGCCGAGTTTAGTAACCATTACAATGTTCTCTTCAGAAGTTCTTTTACTACTGCTGAATCTTTCTCTGTAATATCCTTTTTCAGAATGTACACCTTTAAGCAGAATGTGTACCTTGATTCAACTAATTCGAATTTAACCTTAAAACCATCTACTAACAGTTTCATGGTTTTGTATAACTTCTTAAGAGTCTCTATCGTTAGGTAACCCTTGGAAAAGGATTCCCTCATAAAATCTGTTTTGTTAACCATAATCATGTATCTTTGTTCATAAACATATAGTTTCGTATTAGCCATCTGGCCCTGCAAAAGCTTGTAAGATAGTTCTTTATGCCTCAGACTTCTTCTCTCTAACTAGCTCAATATCAACAAGTTAGATGCCCCAACAGAGCGACGAGTTTCAGTAGGACTTATAATTACTTTAGTAATTATAAGGACTACCTAGCTATAGCTTTACGTTATTAGCTAACGTTAACGTTATTAGCTTATATATTTACTAAAAGGAAAAAGATATATATATAAATATATATCCAAAAAGGAAAAGGTTTTACAAGACTGAGCCTTCTGTTCGATAAGGCCTATAGAGTAAGGCAATTGAGGAACCATAAACCTACTTCGTAAACCGAACCTTTGGCTAAGGCATACCTTGCCTTATTCAGTGAGTAGTTGTAATCCTTGAGATTCATGTATACCCTGAACTCATCAGGAAAGCCCATGATGTTTTTGAAATCCAAAATACCAAGAGGCCAACCATCAGGTCTGAATTGCCTATCAGCAGGTCTTAGTGTCAAAGGTGGCTTATCTGCCTCTAAACGATATACACCGGGTAAGGTAGACATCTTTGCAGTTTTGATAGGCCATTTCTTTTCATGTTTGAAGTCATTAACCCAAAGGTCATGTATCTGAGCTACATTGAGATTAATCTTCTTTGGGAGTTTACGGTAGTCATACATTGCAAGTACTTTATCTGACTTTGGTATCCAGTTACATGACTCATTGATGTTAGAACATAAGTCTAAGTCAGTAACTAGAGGGTTCAATACACCTTTGGTAACTTTCAAACTATTAACCTTAAACAACGTATCAAACTTGTTCAACAGTTTAGCTTTCTTCTTAAGCACTCCAATGATTACTAGACGTTTTCTAGATACTTGGGAATTTCCAAATTCAGCAACTGAACAACAATGATACACTAACTTGTAGTCAGGTAAAGCTTCTTCAAAGAACTGTTTTGGTAGTAAACTTAACAGTCTTGGTAGATTCTCAATCAAGAAAATTTTTGGTTTGAAATGATTGATAGCTTCTAGAACTAAGTTCAAACTAGCATTCTTCTCAGGAGTACCAAGCTGTTTAACCTTTGAAAGTCTCATAACAGAAGAAGCTCCACAGTCTGGAGAGCTAACTATGATATCAACCTTCTTATCTAGTACTTCCTCTAAGTTCCTTGTAAAGATTGATTTACCAAAGTTACCAATCCACTGGTTTTCACCCTTAGTATGAAATACAGCTCTGGGTTCAACATTACCAATTACCTTATGACCTGCTTGTTTCCAAGGAAAAAGCAAAGCTCCTTGACCTGCAGATACACCTAAAACTTTATACTTTTTCATTTTGGAAACTGTTTTACGAATGTGTTATAAGCATTCTCAAGTTTCTTATCATAAGCATTCTGCTTATAACCTGGACCATTGTATCTTCTAGCAAATTCTGGCCACTGTCTAGTGTTCAAATACTTAATAATTCCAGTAGTATTAAGAAAGTTGATAAGTAACTCTAGCTGGTTATCTTCTGATTCACAATTTAATGCTACAAATTCCTCAACGTTTTTACATTTACAGGCAGTATAATTTGAACCCATTATTTGGAATAAACCCCAACTTGCCGATTTTAAGGCAGCCTCCCGGTCTATTGCAATAGCTTTTTCAAGTCGGTTCCATTCTAACTCTCCTCCTTTATACTTAGATCTATCCCATGTAGGATACACTATATCTGGAGCTACTTTTAACAGTTGAGTTAGGTTCTTATTACCTTTGTTCTTCAATTCAGCATAGAACTTGTGGCCTTCGAACAGTATTTTACAACGTTTTGACGGTAAAAAACCACCTCCAACTCCTGATTCTACTTGTTTGACAGCTAGTAATGCAGCTGGATGAATAGCGTGTTGCCTAGCAATTTCTGCTATTCGATTATTAGTTAAAACCATATACTATAAATTTATGTTAATGAATATGTAAACCACATAGAAGTATTGCTTTATGGCCAGTTCGTTCTAATATTTTATGGTTTATAGGGTTATCATCAGGTAGTAAACTGTTAAAATAAGCCAAGAACAATAGCTACCAAGAGCTGGAGAAAGGTATTTCTGGATTTGCATAATTAAAAATAAATTAGTAAATTTGCACTATCAAACATAAATAATATAAATATGGAAAAAATCAAATTAACAAGCAGAGATCAGGTACTTTACTACGATGGTAAAACCTTTATCGAGAAGGTATCAGTTAAATCAATCATCAAGGAAAGTAACGAGGTATTACTTTCAAATGGTATCAAGATAAAGATTGAGTCAAATAAAACTGGAGACTTCCGTAGAACCGATTGGAAAAGAACTGAATTCCGTCAAGATGGTTACCTTGGTTTTATTAGGAAGTTCGAAGAAGGCTCAACCGATAAGTATCACACCTTTTATAATGCAGTAAATGCTAAGATTGAGTTAAAACGTAAGCTACTTGAATTGGTTGAACTATCCAATACCTCTTTGAGTAAGCTCATACTAGATGAAGAGGCTCAGTTACAGATTATTAAACTTAATAAGAAATTAAAGTAATGTACACATCATTAAAAATCATATCAGTAATTTATATCTCATGTTTGCCTATCAGCCTTATCTTACTTGCAAATAGAAATAAGATGGAGGCAGTAGACCAAACTGAACCAACTTGGTTATCATTCATAAAGATTTGGTTCATCACACCAGCGTTTATAATTAGGCTAATAGCTTCTAGATTTTAAGGCTTATGTTTTTACACTTTAATCATAAAGGAGAATTCAGGGGGTACTCACAAAGAGTACCAACCTGGTTATTCTGGCCCATTTGGGTTTACCTAATCTTTTGGCCCATACTTATGATTGTTGGAGGGTTACTGTTACCTTTCATAATGTTCTATGCCTGGAATCATGTAATACTTCCCTATGACCCTTGGCTTAAAAAGGGACCTACTGCTGAATACCGGGCATGGTTAATCACGATGTTAATCATTTGCTCTATACCTTTATGGATATTAACCCTAACTGGGTATTGGTGGCAATAATTCATTATCACTAGCATAGTATAATTTAATTCTAGTAATATGTATAACTTATTTTGGAATATCTATCATATTTATAAAAACGTTAATACTTGTGATGAATGTATAACGTATGCTGCCGAATTCGATAAGGAAAATTCTCACCCTATGTTTAACGACTTTGGCCCAGTTAAAGTTGAATTCAAAGACATAGTAGCTCTCGAGGAGGAATTAATTGCCTATGATATGCTGATTGAAGATAATCTGATGGAGAAAACCCATAATTACCTAAGCTCTATAGATCCCTACAATAAGATCCTAGATAGTACTGATATACAATTTAATTACATACGTCATGAATAGAAATTCGAACCATTGCTGTATAGCATTCAACCCGTTTACTATTGTTAAACAAAGTAGGGAGCATCTAGTACCTTATTACTACGGTACTAACTTTAGTCATATTCCATTTCATAGAAAGCTCTTGAATGTACTATTAATCCCTTTCTGCGTTACCCAGAGGAAACCTTTAAGGGACCTTATACGTGAAGGTTTATGTCATTTAGATTTGGGTATATCCTTTTACCGAGGTCGTTGGTTAATCACTAATGGTTTATACATTACACCTTATACCGTAGAGGATGTACTTAGGGATATTAGGTATATATCTAAAATATCCCCTTTTAGCATTAGGGATAGAGATATAACGATTACGTTGAGGTTAGATTATAGTTATTGCCCTAAAAGGAATATCAGGGTTCTGTTCGATAACTATGATGAAATACTTACTGATGTGGGAGCCTTAATCACTAAGGTTGAATATAAATGGAAGGATAGTTATTTAGAAAGGTTTAAACGATGGTTTGGATATTGATTGCAGCAGGAATCCTTAGTACATTATTACTTAGGCTTTTCCTTAGGCTTTACCAGTTGAAAAGAGGTGGTAAGGTATTTAAGTTCTATAGGATCAATTGGTTCTGGTTCTGGGCTATGTTTATTGCCTATTATGCTACTGCTGCTGGGATAGTGCTGCTATATAAGCTCTTAGTTTGGATCCTTGGCTAGGTACCTCTTAATACGGGGAGCAAAAACCTGGGGCAGTAAAAATGGGGCACGGTGTCCCTGCAATGTTAAAAAAGCATATAAAAATAAGGGATAAAAATATTTTTATATGCTTTTTCTTTTTCTTAAAAATATAAAAACTATTCTTTTATAGTTTTAATATATTTTTTATAAATATATTTTTCAATATAAAACCCATACGTATCTATATATTCAAACTTAATATTTAAGTTTTTATTATTAGATATAAGTATATCTATTATATCATATCTTAATAGATACGTATTATTTTCGATGTAACAAACTAAATCTTTATTGTAATACTTATGTACTAAATAGTGTGTATATGTTAGTACAAAGAAAATAAGAAGTAATACTACTAATATAAATATAAAACAACTAATAGGTAGCATAATTTGAAATTTTATTTTTAAGTTTTTATTTAAGTAGGTAGTATTAAATACTACCTACTTTGTTACTTATTGCTTGCACAAATTTAGAGCATTCTCTAAAATTTCTTTTTTTTCTTGTTTCAGATTTTCGTTACAAACAGATTGTAACGTATAATCATTTGTTGCGTAACAATCTTTGTAAAAGTCGTTAAACGCTTTTATAAGTTCTTTTTGTTTTTCTTTGTTCTTTTCATTAATTAAAGAACTTGCACAAGAAAAAAGCATATTACGCAATTTTTTTCTTAAAGATTTTTTTTCTTTATCGGTGCAATCTGCAAATATTTCTATTTTATAAATACTTGCTTTTTTAGTCCCTAAACTTGTTTGTAAAAGTCCCTTTGTGTTTGTTGCAAACTTATTTATAATATCCTTTGCAGATACTTTGTTATTCACTTTGTTTGCACTCTCATTGTTTTTTGTTGTCTTTGTCATTTTGTTTGTTACGTTTTTATTTGTTGTTAATATTTTAGATTTTTCAGATAAGAAAATTTGTAACTTTAAAACTTATCTTTCTAAATCTTTATGTTTACATTGCAAAGGTACGAATTATTTTTTATACCTGCAAATAAAAATCTAATTATTTTTTGAATTTAATTTTTATAAACAAATAAAATAAAAAATCTAAAAATAAAAAATTTTAAGAAAAATAATTTTGAAATATAATTTATTTTTCTTATTCGTGCGTGCGTACATTATATAATATATGCAAATTCTCATGCCCTATTGCTATGCCCTAAATCATTGCCATCCCTGCCTTATTGCCTGCCATATTGCAATTTTGCAATGCAAAAATTGTGGGCTAATATGTGTACACCCACAAATTGTCGTCTAGGCCCAGGACCACTAATTGTCTAAAGGTACATTATGGCCATTGATGGTATATTGAAATACATTACACTGTAGGCTTAGTAGGTGTACAATAATGTCGAAAATGTTCCGTGGTTATCCATCTACGGCCTCTATTCAATTGCCTTGAAACAGAACTTGGTAAGCCTTCCCAGACATTACCCTATATTGGCCTACAGTGTTAGTGTAATTAAGTAGTGAACTTTGGTAAGCCAGGTATGGTAGGTAAGTTTGTTAGCGATTGTAAATCTGTTAGCGTTACACACAGTTAAGTCAAGGTAAGGTTATTAGAAAGACACAACACAGAATCTATGAAACGTAATAGCTTCATAGATTCGATAGTGATTAGAATAAGATTTGAGAAGAGAGTGAAACTTCTGAGATCTTATCGATTTCTGTTACTAGTGCTAAGAGATCATATAATTTTAGAGATGGATCTATGTCTTGCAGTGCAGCAAGATTTTGAAATAGATCTGGGAGAAGTTCATATAGATAGAAATCTGATATATATTGTTGTTTTATGAGCTTATCTAGTATCTCTCTTAGATAAGCTTTTAGTTTATTAGAGAACTGAGAGACTTTCTCTTGAGGAATGATTGTAATAGTGTAATAAGAATCTCCGAGTTCTCTGATCCGATTTTGTATTTCAGGGGGGAGATTCTCTGAGATATGTTCTGGAGTAGATTCTTCGAATTGATATTCAGGGAAGTCTTTGACATGTGTACTCGTGTAGTAATTCTCTGTGCAGAGATAGTGAATGTTGTTGAGTGTGAAAAGCCGAGATTTTAATAATTTTTTCATTTTGACTATAATTTAATTGTTTGTACTTTATTTATTAATTACATTGCAAAATTACTATATTTATTTTAATCTACAAAATTTTTATACTACTATTTTATTAGGGCTGAAGATCTATTGATGGGTGCAGAGCATGAAAAGCATCAGTATCATCAAAATATGTGTAGTTTACGATTCATTCTAGAGCTCTAGAATAAGTTTAGTAATATATTTATATGTTTAGTTATTGGAATAATTCTTGGTATGGGATAAATTCGGGGCCATGAACGGTATCAATTATATCGAAAATGTGATTAATATTATCGCCTACACCCGCGCATTGTAGTGTAATATTCGAAACATTAAAGCTCTCAAGGCCTTAATCGAAATCGTAAACCTTAGAGCCTTGAGCCCCAACCCAACATATATACATATAATATGTAATAAAACAAAGGTCTACTATGTGTACCTATAATCGTATCTAGTATAATATGTAATCATACTCAACTATTCTTATCATACATGAAGATAGATACTCTATATCAAGTAACATAGTTAGCGAATTCGAAACCCAGTTAGCCCAATCGAATCGAAAGCCCAGACCCTTATTATATATATATATATATATATAATACTAATAAACTATACGATTAGAGATCAAGGCTTTCGATTAGAGATCCTACGATTTGAAAAGAACTCTGCTCTCTGCTATAGCTATACTACATACTCTACTCCCAACAAATAATATTCTCAAATCGTTAATCCCAGATCTCCAATCCCAGACTTATATTATATTATATTATATTATA